ACAGTAACCGTTCGGCGAACTGGCGTTATTCTTATGCCTCTTACGAGCATGGGGTCTTTCCTGCGCCCGGTGCAAATTCAGGAGGTGAGTCCGAGAGTGTGTGGGCAACGATGTATCTTCGTGACACTAACGGAGACTGGAGGCACTTCGCTAACCGCCCTAATCGCAACGGTTCGGCCGTTGATGGTGTTCAAGGCTTCTCTTTTCAATACTCACTTCCCTTCGCGGTGACGGGCGGTTTCCGCTCCATCTGGCCACACTGTGAGAACGACAAATGGACGGGCGGTCGTAGGCCCTACCGTGAATGTCTGGGCGGGGGCTATATCATGCAGCCCTGTGTCTTCATGCAGAGGACTCCTGCATGGATGGTATATGGCGAGCTGGAGGGCGTGTATGCGATCAGCGGCTACCAGAACAGCGCTGAGAACACGACGACTTATAACGGGAAGACACATGTAGTCTTTCAGAACGCATACCGCAACACCGTCCATGAATTCTGGGCGCTGTCCCTGGATTAAGGAGAACGAATATGGCATATCAGACAGGCACAGCTTCCGACGTTAATGACCTACTGGATAAGTTCAGGCTCTTTGCGATTGCACAGGGCTGGACGGCAAACCGCTGGGCCACTGTGGGTTCTGGTCGGGAGCTCTGTATTCAAAAGAGTTCCGCTTATTTCAATTTCCGCGCTTGGAACAATGAGACCGCCTTGGTCAATGGTTCCAACCAGGCGAGCAAGACCGGCATCGCGATCAACGGCTCGGACGGATATAACGGCGCGAACGCCTGGGACCGCCAGCCGAGATACCCACAGCGCCAGTCTGGTACTACGGTCGATCAGGCCCACGCATGGTTCCCGCTCGTGATCAACTTGGGCCCGTTCCCTGCTTATCACTTCTTCGCGCCGGACTCCAAGACGCTCTATGCAGAAGTGGAAATCTCCACCGGCATCTTCCTTCGTTTCGGTTGCGGATCGCTTGACTTGTTCAATCCTGCTGCGCCAGGTGGGGGTCGATTCTTCTATGCTACCGGAGGGCAACACGTCACTAACACGACATCCCCGAGTTCGTGGCTTGGGTCGGATTCCGACAATGCGAGTTACGCCTTAGAGGAGGTGCCTTTCAGGTGCGCGGACTATTGCGCATCACAAGCTGGCTCAGGTCTCACGGGGTCATATGTGCGGGTTCAACATGATTCTTTCAACAACTGGGCGTTCTCGGGTAGAGAGCCCCGCACGTCCAACACAGGCAGCTTCTGCCAAGGAGGGGGTGCGCATGACCGGCCCATTCGAGATTTGTCTCCGAACTCCTTGAATGGTGTGGGCGTGCTGTTGCCTAACATTGTGTCGGTCAATCGGAACCAGGAATACCTGAATCCGATTGGAACTGTGCCTGGTATGCGCTATATGGACATGACGAACTATCTGCCTGGAGACGAATTCACCTTAGGCTCCGATACCTGGAAGGTGTTTCCGTGGTACGCTAAGGGCGGCCGCAGCGGGCAACGAGGCATCGCATATCTGAAGGTGGCGTAACATGGCAGTGATCACGACATACGCGCTTGTCGCAGGGGAGCATCGTAGAGTCCCGCTGGCGGAGTACGGAGTCGCGGACGCCTCCCCCGTCGATAACAGCCCGCCGGTTCCGCCGTTTGATATAACCGCCAACGGGTACGGCACAATCACTGACGTGCCAATCACTGAAATCGAGGAGGCATTCACTGCCTGGAAAGCACCATCGTTCCTCGACGACTTCTATTACCGCGTGCATATCAGGCCGGGGGTCATCGTACTGGGCAACCTGCTGTCGTCACAAGTGCGAACGGTGGAGGTGTGGTCAGCATACTTTGAACCTAAGCTGCTGTCTTCGCTGGGACAGTCGGGCACGGATGGGATCAACCTCACTCAGCCGGTTGCCCCGCCGACATATTTCGCCGCACTCGAATCCCGCATCTACACACTGAACGTCAGTACCAATGGTCCTCCCATTGTTGATGCGATCTATACATTCAACTTCCCAGGCGAATCGCCGACGTTGGAAGTGACTGGTCGCCGTGTGGTGCTCTGGCCTTTTGTACCAGACACCGGCTACGACGAGACCATGTCTTGGAAGACCGATATTCTAGGCAGCTTCAATAACGAACAACGTCTTGCGCTTCGCGAGGCTCCGCGACAGGCGTTCTCTTACAAGTTCCTTCTGGACGAAGCGCAGTTCAGCAGAGCGAAAGCAATCAGCACACAATGGGCGCATCGCGTCTATGGCATCGCTGTATGGGCAGAGGTGACACCTCTACTGAACGGGCTTACTGCGGGCGCGACGTTCATTGCGTTTGATACATCAAACGCGGATTACCGCGACGACGATTTGATCATGCTGTGGGTATCCGACACACAGCTCACCGCGCTCGAGATCACCACAGTTACGCCGACAGGTGTCAATCTGAAGCTGCCGCTGGAAACGAACTGGCCTAAGTGCTATGTCGCTCCGCTGCGCTTTGCGCGCACCTTCAGCGGTATCGATTACAAGCGCAGCTCAAACCGCTATATCACCGCGAGCGGTGTATTCGAAGTCACGCAGAACAAGGACCTAGGCGATGAGGGCGCCTACCCTGTTTATCGGGGCAAGCCTGTCCTCACGGATCGCTCTGCTGTCGTTACTGACCTCAGCGAACGCATTGCACGCACTATAGACATCTTCGACAATGGTTCTGGCCCCATTCAGGTGGATATCTCGAAGAATTGGGTTCGGCACATGCAGGCCATCGGGTTCATTAAGAACACACGCGCAGGCATCTGGGCGCTCCGCAAGTGGATTCACGCGCGCCGAGGCAAGCAACGCGCGTTCTGGCTGCCGTCTTGGAACACCGACCTGATCATCCTTGAGAACGTGGCAAGCACTGCAAGCGCCATCACCGTGTCGCCCATCGGATATCCGCTCTATTACGGGGTCAAGGATATCATGGTGCAGTTGAAGAACGGGACACAGATATTCGCTCGCGTTACTTCCGGAAGTACGAACGGGGATGGTAACGAGGTTCTCACCCTTTCTGCTCAAATTGGCGCCACATTTGCAACGACCGATATTGATTTCGTATGCTTTATGTCGCACGCACGATTTGACAGCGATCAGGTCGTTTTCAGCCACAAGGACGTGGGCCAAGTAGCTGCCACGATCGCCATTGCGGAGACGCCTGAATCATGACTTATAGCGCCTATGAAGACTCACTAGAAACAGGGACCCCGATCGAGCTCTACGAGTTCATTCAGGGCATCCAGCGCTGGAACTATGTGAGCGGCGCGAACGAGATCATCAGACTGGAGCAGACCTTCACTCCGTCACCTGTGAAGCGCGATAGCGTGAAACAGACGACGGACACGTTCAAAGACTCCATCAAGCTGGTATTCCCCCGTGACGATGCGTTCGCTTCGCAGTACCTCGCGTTCGCGCCTGAAGACGTGACCACAGTAACGATCTATCGCGGCCACTACGGTGACCCCGACAATCAATTCATCGTTTATTGGAAGGGTCGTGTCGTAGGCGCCAAGACCAGTGGAAACCAGATCGAGGTTCAGTGCGAGTCTGTCTTCACCTCGATCAAGAGGCCTGGCTTGCGTGCTCGCTTCGAATACGGGTGCAGGCGCACGCTGTACCTGAAGGGCTGCAATGTGAATCGCGAGCTCTACAAGCACGAGGGCGCTGTGCTGTCGATTGCGGGCGGGCTGGTCGTTACTGTAGCCGGCGCAGCATTGCAGCCCGACGGGTACTACACAGGGGGCATGATCGTCGCCCCAGACGGCAGCTCGCGCTTCCTTACCGCCCACACAGGGGACACCGTTACAATGGCGCGCCCCATGGCGAGTCTTGTGGGCGGTCAGAGTGTTGCAATCTACCCCGGCTGCGATCACCTGAAAGAAACGTGCAAGAACAAATTCAACAATCTGAACAACTTCGGCGGGTTCCCGTGGATTCCATCCAAGAATCCGTACGGCGGTTCGTCTATCGCTTAGGAGACCGATATGGCATGGGTCTATGCAATCGTGTTCATCGTTGCGCTGGTCGTCAGCTATGCAATGATGCCCAAGCCCGAAACCCGTCCGCCTGCAGGGTTGGACGAGATTCAGGCGCCGACCGCTGAAGTAGGCCGGGAGATTCCAGTGCTGTTTGGCACCAGAAAGATGGACGGCCCGAACGTCGTCTGGTACGGGGATCTTCGAACTGTGCCTATCAAGAGTAAGGGAGGCAAGAAGTGACGACCCCTGTCATCGTTCGCATGGAACACTGCCGCGAGCTGCGCTATTGCGCGCGGGGCGTTCGAGAGCTGTTCGCACGGTACGGCCTGGACTATACCGATTTCTTGAACAACGGCATCGATTCCGACAAGCTGCTGGAAGCAACAGACAACGACGGAATGGCGCTTGCAGCAGTGGAGGTGGCTCGTGGGCGGAAGTAGCAAATCAGTCACAGTTGGATACAAGTATTATCTCGGGATGCACATGGTCTTCTGCCATGGTCCGATTGATAAAATCATCCGCATCGACTTCGATGACAAGACCGCATGGACGGGCAACGCGGCCGGCGGGCAAATCACGATCTCCGCAGAGAACCTGTTCGGGGGCCAGAAGCGCGAGGGCGGTGTGTCCGGCGCGGTGGATATCGACATGGGCGGTGACACGCAGACGCCGAACAGCTACCTCGTGAGCAAGCTGGGGTCGATGGTGCCGGGCTTCAGAGGTGTGGTCAGCGCTGTGTTCCGTCAAGTGTATCTTGGCATGAACCCGTATCTGAAGCGCCCATCTTTCTGGGGCCAGAGGATACTTGTAAGGCAGAACGGAATTGCTCAATGGTACAGCGCGAAAGCTGCTATCGGGCAAGACATGAACCCGGCACACATCATTCGCGAGTGCCTCACCGACCCGGATTGGGGCATGGGCTACCCTGAAGCAGACGTGGATGACACAGCATTCCAAGCCGCCGCTGATCAGATGTTCAGTGAGGGCATGGGCATGTCCATTCTGTGGGACAAGTCCGTGACGTTGGAAGAATTCATTCAGGAGGTGCTCAAGCACATCGACGGCTCCTTGTTTGTTGATCGCACCTCAGGAAAGTTCGTTCTGAAGCTGGCGCGCGGCGGGTACGATGTGAATTCGTTGCTGGTGTTGGATGAGTCCTCCGTCGATAAGATTTCGGACTTCAAGCGTAACACCATAGGCGAGCTGATCAACTCGGTGACTGTTGTCTATTGGGACGCCAGCACAGGTAAGAACAACTCCGTCACGGTGCAGGACATCGCGCTCGCAGCGCAGCAGCAATCCGTCGTCAGCACGACGAAGCAGTTTCCAGGCTTCACGAATGGCACCATCGCCACCAAGGTAGCAGCGCGCTCGCTCAAGGCGCTGTCTGTCCCGCTTGCCAGCGGGACCATCTACGCCAACCGCAAGGCAGCGTCGCTAAACGTCGGTGACGTCTTTGTGCTCAGCTGGCCTCGCTACGGGATCAGTCAGCTTGTCATGCGAGTGGCGAACGTAGAGCTGGGCGCACTGGATAGCAACGTCGTCAAGATTAGTGCAGTGGAGGACGTGTTCGCACTGTCTAGCGCTATCTATGCGCCTCCCCCGCCTAGTGGCTGGACTGATCCGAACAATGATCCCGCGCCTTGTCCGTATCATTGCGTCATCGAGGCTCCGTTCTGGGAACTATGCCAGCGCATGGGTGAGACCGACGCGCGTAGCATTCCGACGACAGCGGGTTTCGTGGTGGCCACAGGTGTGCGGCCTACCAGTGACGCGGGTAACGCGCAACTCATTACGAACCCGACGAACACAGCATACGAGGAAGCGGGCACGGTCGATTTCTGTCCGACAGCAGTGCTCACCGCTGCTATCACACCGAACCAGACAGTAATCCCGATCAGTGGGGGCATTGACCTGGACATCGTGAAGATCAACACCTATGCAATCATCGACAATGAGCTTGTCGTCGTTACCGCGATCAGTAGCTCGTCAATGACTGTGGGACGCGGGGTGCTGGATACTGTCCCCGTCGTGCATGCGCTTGGCGCACGGGTATTCTTCCCTGATGTGTATTTTGAGACAGACACCGTCGAATATGCTACAGGCGAAACCGCCAGGATCAAGCTGCTGCCCACTACGGCCAAGGGTACGCTGGCGGAAGGCTCCGCACCCGTGCAAACGGTGACAATCCAGGCGCGCTCGTCCAAGCCCTACCCGCCACAGCAGCTCCGTATCAACACACAGGCCTATCCGGACACGGTTCGGGGTGACCAGAACATCACTGTGACATGGGTGCATCGTGACCGCTTACAGCAGACCGCGACGCTCGTGGATACGGAAGCAGCAAGCATTGGCCCTGAAGCGAACACGACTTACACTTGCCGCCTACTGACCCAAGGCGGTTCGGTGATCGCTACGCATGCGGGACTGACTGGTGTGGTCACGGACACCTTCACTCTTGCAGAGATGGGGTCCAACTATGGCAGGCTGAGGATTCAGCTGTGGGCTGTGCGTGACGGCATTCAAAGCCTTCAGATGCACGATTGGGAATTCACTCGTTCTGGTTAAGGAACCGGATATGGTTACTCTTACGGAGGCGCATAATGGCAGCATCAACTGAACCGCGTAGCGGACTGAGCTTCGGCTGGTCGCTTGGAGAAAACAACTGGAACACGGGGATGGACGCGAACTTGCTGTCCATCGGTCGGTTTGCTTATCACCTGTCCGTCAAGGATCGCGATCTTGCGACCCCTCCAGGCAGTCCGGCAGCGGGTGACACGTACATCGTCGCAGCTTCGCCTACTGGTGCATGGGCAGGGCAAGCGGGCAAGGTCGCAATCTGGTCGGGCTCTGCCTGGGTATTCGGCACGCCGAGAATTGGCTGGGTAGCCTACATCGAGGACGAGGAGAAGCTCAGCGCCTACAAGGCGGCAGGCTGGTCCGTAGGAATCGCGATCTAAACGAAGCCCCGCTCAGCGGGGCTTTTTATTGTCGATATGGATATACACATCGACTCGATCCGTTGGAACGTACCGATAATCGACATGATACATCTGATCCCGTACTCGCGCAGGATACAGACGATAGCATTGCTTGATGAACTGCTGATAGGCGGGCTTGCCCTGCATGACCACAGCGACGTCCATCTTGCAACGCGACACCGCTTCCATGCCTGCATTCCCTTCCTCGCCGTAGGCGGACAGGATTGGCCCAGTCTCGCTGATACGGGTCTTCGGGTCGCTGTTGAACCAGGCTGCTGTGCATTGCCTGTCGCAGGCGTGCGCAGCACCAGCAAGCGCGAGCGTCGCGCTAACGATCAGTCTTGCGATGACCTTCATGGCATTGCTCCTTATAGCTGCCCTCGTAGTCGGGCCAGACGCCAGTATGCACGTTCTGGCAGTACATGTCGAGCTCGAGGAGCTCGTCTTCGTAATCCATTTTTCCGACGATTCCTACCAGAAGCACGATCACGACGAGGATAGCGAGCGTGCGAAACGGGGTGTTGGCTTTCTGCATTGTTTTTCTCCGTGTTGAACTAAACTGTGGGCCGCGCTTTCGGGGGTACAGGCCGCGATCGGCTAGTGGCCTGCATGGTTGCATTGGCCACCACACTGCGCAGCGTAGCGCGGCCAAAACAGCTCGCGATAAGCACCTGCATTCGTGTCGAAGTGGCGCGCAATACCTTCGACGTCATGAACGAGGTCTTCGTCGGTCGCGATCAGTAGTGCATCCAGCTGAAGCGGGTGCGTCATGTGTGCGTGAAGCACTTTCATGAACAGCAAGTGATCGCCCAGTGTGGTCGCGGGTCGAATTGTACGGTAGCGCAGAACAATTTCTTCGACGAGGGTCTCGTCCATTTCAGGCTCCAAGAATTATGTGAAGGTTATGCAACCAGATCCAGGCGTCGAAGACGCATAGAGCTGTGAAGGTAATCAAGTTCATATCCGCCTCCTTTCCTAGTACGTGATGCAACTGTAGGACACCTCTTGAGCAGATGCAAGCACAAAAATGGGCTTGCCGGCAAAACGACAAAGGCCATCTAATCAACCTGATATCCAATGGCCTTCAGGATCTTCTCGCACTCCGCCTCGTACCATTCGAAATCGACGTCATTGGGGAATTCGTCCGGCAAGTCCATCAAGGGCTTCGCACCATCAGAGCGGGGCACCTTGTTCCCATTGGTTGCATAGACGATCTCACCCTGCACGCCGACGGCATAGTACCAGCGGATAGACTTACCCAGAAACTCCGTCAGGCCAGGCTTGGACAGTTCGTCCCAGGCTATCTTGTAGGCGCGATCTGTCGCCATTGCATGCCTGCCCACGGTGTCCTCAGCCCTGACCCAGCTATCTTTCGAGAACGGGACGAACCCTGCCATCTTGAGAAGCTCTTCCTGCGAGCTGTGGGCAGGCGGTGGGATGCGCTCCCACACCTTAACGGCGCCACCTTTCACGCTGCGCACGGACACGAACTTCGTGATGTCATCGCACCCGCGCACTGTGGTCATGATAGGCACGTTCTTCGTCAACAGGGCTTCCACAGCTTCCACACAGATGGTCGTCGTCGGGTTCTTGTGCAGCCGCTCCGCCATGTTCTTCTTGCTGGCCCACGGGTTGGCATAGGCGCCCTTGCACTTGGTTGAACCGTCTTCCTTCACTGCGATGTAGTTATTCACGTCCCGCGAGTAGAGTGCTTTGTAGTTCGTGCCTTCTGTCTGGAACCCCGTGTCACGTTCCCACTGCGCAATGATACCTTCCATGATGTCCTGCCCGTTGCGCGGGCACTTGATCACGATGCCGTCAGTGTTGGCGCTGACCACATGGATTCCAGCGATCTCCAGGCGCTCGATCAGCATCAGCAGGCTCAGCTGGCCTGTCACTGTTACCTGAATCAGCAGGTCAGGTGAGTAGAGGATGGAATACTTGCTGCCCAGCTTACCGAACGACCCGTTGATCGTAATCTTCAGGGAGTCGGACGTCACCTTGTCCCCGCGTTCTTTTGCAGCAATACGGCGGTCGACGATGTTCTTGTAGACGTGCAGAAACGTAGGCCCAAGGTGATGGGGGAAGAGGCCTAGGTTCATAATGATGAACGGATAATAGGACGTCACGTCCTTGTCAACTAGCAGATAATTCTCATCACTGTGGTGCGCCACGCTGCTTTCGCTACTATGCAGGCCACCGATTCCCATACGATAGACGCTGCCGTTGATATCAAGCTGAAGCGCCTTAATCTCCTCGGGCATACCGATGGAACCAGTTTCGTCCACTAGGAAGTTCGCATTCGCAACGACGCTGAGCGCCCAGTTCATCAGAGGGGATTGATACTGAATGAAGTGAGGCACCCTGTAGCGGTACGCTGTGCCCACGTCAATCAGGGGCTTTTGAGGCCTGCGCCCCATGCGCCGGGTCATCTCGTCCGCAATAACGGACTCAGCGATCTGCGCGTCAGACTTGCTTCGCAGGTCAATCCCTGTCTCGTTCGACAAGGTAGTTCGAAGATCCAAGTGTTCGCGCAAGCACTCGTGAAGAAATGCAGTGCTAGTCAAGTCGCTGTTGATGTTGTACCAGCGCACGCAGGCGATCTGCTCCGGAGTGAGTACAGTGTCAGGATGGAACGGAAGATCCTGCATGCGGGGAACGTGCAGGCGACCGCCATAAATCTTCAGGCTGGCGCGTAGCGGTGCAACCTCGATCAGATCAATGTGGTCAACTTTGAGCGCCTTCACCTTGTATTGCTTCAGCACGTCCGATCCGCGCCAGTTCTCCACAATGATCTGGTTCGTTGCGTGTTTCAGTAGCTCGGTAGGCTTGCCGGCCAGGGCTAAGTAGGTGATCGGCAAGTCGTATGAAAGAGAGTTGAAACCAACGGTCGTGAAGTTCTGCAACACCCAGCCCAGTCGGTTGATGTCGAGCGGGTGACCTTCATACATCTCAAAGAACACCGCCTTTCCTGTTGCAAGGGAACGAAACGATGCGATGAAATAATTGACATAGCACTCGATGTCGAATAGCAGACGATCACGTGCCATGGAGGCCTGAACAAGCTCAGCCTCTGTCATCACTTGCATAGGGAAGCGCAATGCTTCTTCCAGCCCAGGTAGGTAGTCAGGGCTTAACCACACAGGGTCCGGCGGTGTGCGCTTTACTTTCTCGGCCTTCTCTTTGGGAGGTGGAGGTCTGTCCTCCCAGAACAATCCTAGAGCGTCTGCTCGCATCTTACATCCTCAATCTAAGGCCATTAAGCGGGCCGTGGCGCTGGTGTATTTTACAGGCGCATGCCAACGATTGCACCCCTGAGCCTTGTTCCGAAGAACAAGCACGGGTCAGGATACATGGTGAAATCGATCTTTTGCGCAACGTCTTTCAGTAGCTTCAGCATCTCAATCTGATAGATGCCCTCTACCAGGAATCCCGGCAGGTCATAGGTGGCGCCAACACCTTCGTCGAGGTGTGTTTTAACGGCTTCACCGTGGAAGAACACTCGGCCCAGCTTGTCCGCGAATGGCTTGATCACGTCCAGACCTTCGAAGATACGCTGGTCAAGCTCTATCGGATTGCTAGGCCGGTCCAGCACTTTAGACAAGTTCGGCCAATCTGTGCTATACAACTGACTCCGAATCCAACGCCCGTCGGTGTAATGGAAAGTGATGCTCCCGTCTGTCACCTGTGCGTGCGTCGGAGGTTCGTTAATGCGAATCATCTCCTTAATTGCAGCCATCGGGATGTTGGCGGTGAAAGGTGTCTCGGATCCGATCCAGTATTCGACGAGCGTCACGTTGTTTGTTGCGAACGCAGATTGACCGCGAAGCAGGATGCCGTTCGTCCAAGGTCTCGACGCATCGTTACCAACGAACGACGACAAGGTCTTGAACGCTGTCAACAACTGCTCACCGTCGAAGTTGACCTCCTCTCCCTCAGGAACGACGTGAGGTGTGTCTCCGTCAATGCAGTCCACGAACGCGCGGAACTTACCGCTCTGAATGCGTAGCTTGCCCGCTGGGGTCATGCTCAGCGTCACAGTGTCGTCGCAGTTCGCAATCGCCTGCACCAGCGGGCCAGCTTTGGGCTTGCAATCAATGTCGAATGGGATAGGGCTTGACAGCGCCAGCGTTCCGTTATACGAACGCACATGCCCGCCCTCGATGGCGAAGTGCGTCATGGCAGGGAGGAAGTCTTTCTTGGCGACTGCCCCCTGCACGAACTTGAGTTGTTTAAGCATTAGAAGAGCTCCTGAATACGTGAACGAAACTGATTAGAGTGCGCCGCGTTGATCATGGTGTTGATCACGCCGAAGGCCCACAGGTTGTAGGCCGCGCGGGATTCGTAAACAGTCGACAGGCGCTCATAGGTGAACCCGTGCTTCTCGAGCATCTGCAGAACGTAGTCCTGCTCGATTGGTGTGAGCGTGCTTATGTGCTGGCCTGGGTCGTGCCTGCTGGGAGACTTCTCGGACACGCTCATGGGCAGAGCCATCGTGGTCTGACTGTAGCCTGGGGTGATGATGCTACCGAATGCAGCGGACTGAATCCAGGACGACGAGTCACAGGAGAACCACGGATATCGCTCCATGATCGGAACCGCTGTAATACCGAACCCGTGAACCTTAATCTTCGGGTTCCCACTACCGTCGGTGAGGTAGCGATCCCAGATTCTATCCAACCAGATGCAGAGCTGCTGAGTGCTTGAGCCCACCATGCCGCCCAGCGTGATGTATTCGTAGTTCGCGACGTACCATTCGAGATATCGTTCGTCTTCGCCCGCGTGGAAGCAGGGAAGGGGCTTCGCACCGCGCGCCTCCATCTCCAGTTGATTGCGCCACGTTTGCAGCGGGTCACCAATGCCGTCCAATACAGACGCCATCACGACACCATCTTCCACGCGGATGATATCGCGGTTCCTGTTGATATAGTCGCAATACTCCGCCACGCTAATCTCGACGCCAAGGGTGTAGGCGGAGAACGCACCGGAGTCAAGAAAGACTTGAGCATTATCCCGACGCATGTCGTCAACATAGCGCTGCTTCCCGACGTAGTGATACGATTCGAGAATGTGGGGCAGATCCTTGCAGATGTTCTGCTCGTGCTCTGTCAGCTTCGCGTGCCGAGCCTGCCCGGGCATATAGCCGTTCGTGTAAACGGCCGCCATGAATACGTTCATGAGACCTCCAAAATGTAGGGACATCCGAAGACGTCCCTACATTATAGCGAACTAGCGGTTATTGGGCAAGCCGAAGAAACTCGGCACGAGTGTCGGGCTCATCACGCATCGCACCGCGCAGAGCTGTCGTGATGGTGTGGTGACCCTGCTGGCAGATCCCGCGCGACTCCATGCACATGTGGCGCGCCTTGATGACCACACCGACACCCTTGGCTTCCAGGTGCTCGAACAGCGCGTCCGCAATCTGGTCGGTGAGTCGTTCCTGCACTTGCAAGCGGCGAGCATACATGTCCGCAAGGCGCGACAGCTTGCTGAGCCCGACAATGCGACCGTTCGGGATGTAGCTGATCGTCGCTGTGCCGAAGATGTCCGCGAGGTGGTGCTCGCACTTGGAGTAGATGGGGATATCCTTCACGGTCACCATCTGATCATGCTTCTCCGCGCCGTCCTCGAAGACCTTGAGCAGGGCCTTCGGGTCTTTACCGTAGCCGCTGCACCAGTGACCCCAGGCCTTAGCAACACGACGAGGGGTTTCCAGCAGGCCTCCTCGACGCGGGTCGTCCCCCACATACTCGAGTAGGCGGACGATATGATCTTCGATACCTGCTTCAGCGGTCTGCTCCCAAGGGAACACGATCCAGCGGCCTTTGAACTCTTCGTCCGTCTTCTTGTCGATGAGCACGAAGAAGGGCTTGCCTGGGAACTGGTCGCACCAGTGTTCCATCGTGCTGCCGCTGTCGATCAGGTCATCGATGAAGAAATCAGCTTTCTCGGGGTCGTCGGTAATGCTGAACCCCGCGAGCCCTTGCAGCAGGTACGCAACGGGCACACCGCCGCGCGGTACGGGGTAAGCCAGCAGGGTGCGGCCAATGGTAGCACCGAAGGCCAAAATGGCCTGTGCCGCCCGCTGTGCGAGCGCTTGCACGTCGTTATGAGTCAGAATCAGTTGCATGGTATGTCCTCAGTGAGAATGGAAAGATGCTGAGCACTTGCGCGTCTCTTCGACGTCACAATGTACGAGCTTGATGCCTGTGCCCGCGAGCTGCTGCGGGCCGATCACTTCAACGAGATGTTGAGCGATGTTCTCGGCAGTAGGGTTGAAGGGAACGATCACGATCGTCGGGTCGATTTCGGGCAGCACCTTGGCCCACGGGTCGTTTTCCCAGATGAGCGTCTTGTGATCCCACTGGTCTTCCAGCCACATGCACAGGCGCGACTTCATGTCGCTGAAGTCGATCACGCGGCCGATGTTGTCCAGCGATTCTGCTTCGCAGGTGAAATGGACTCGATAGTTGTGGCCGTGCAGGTGAGCGCACTTGGACTCATGCTGATAGACGCGGTGTCCGCAGCTGATGTCGTGATATCGTTTGGCTTGCCAAGGCATGTGGTTACTCCTTCCCGTTACTGTAAGAAATGACCTCTTCGAGGCCGTTAATTTCGAAAGCAGTCCGACGCATGTAGCACGGACCGCACGTCCCGCAATGCTGCTCGCCCGCACGATAGCAGCTCCAGGTCTTGTCCAGCGGTGCGCCGATGCGGTGTCCCAGCGCCACGATCTCATGCTTCATCATGTTGCCGACAGGCATTATGACGCGCATGCGCTTTCCATCGCCAACTGAGAACGGCAGCAGGTCATTGAACTTGGCAATGAATTCAGGTTCGTTGTCGGGGTAGGCGCCAGCTTCCTCGAGGTTGTTTCCGAGAACGATAGTGTCGAACCCGTTCGCCTCCGCGTAGGCTGTAGCCACACTGAGCAGAAGCAGGTTCCGCGCAGGCACCCATTCGTGAGCGAACTCCGCACCTTCCTCACCGCCAGCGATCTTGCTGTCCGCCTGCAACAGCGGGGAATCGCCTGGCTTATACACAGGCAGAGGGAACACGGTGCAGGGTACGTCCAGCGCGTCAGCGGCAGCTTGCACCGCGAGCACTTCAGGGCCTTCCGCTCGGCTACCGTAGCAGAAGTGAATGAGCTCGGTCTCGACCCCGATCACCTTCTTGACATAGGTGGCAGCGACCACGCTGTCCAGGCCACCACTACACACGACCAGCGCCTTGGAACGGGCGCCCACATCGTACATGGATTCGCCTCGGATCTCAAGGTGATCGCTGAAGTAGAAGCTCATTACCGAATACGGATCCACCATGCGCGGGGTCATGTTGTCCGGGAAGTAGTGCCGGGCGCTTGCAAAGAAGACGCCGACTTCCGTTACGACGAACCAGATCGGGCGGTAGTTCGCTGCCACCAGCAGATGATTCTTCTGCTCGCTATGGGTCGCGAGGATCGCATAGCTGCCCTTGAGCCTCTTCACGCCTTCAATGAAGTGGAGCGCGGTGCGGTACGCATTGGAACCGTCACAGAGGTTGGCGTCCAGGACTTCCGCGATCGCCGCGCTGTCGATGCGGGTGGGCACCTTACCCGTGCGAAGGGCCTTGTCGTTTGCGATGGTGCCGTTATGCACGATAGACCAGTGCCCCGCGCTGTAAGGCTGCTGATCGTCCTCGGACTTGTCAGCGACGTATTCTGTTGTCGGTTCTGCGCGAAGGTTGCTGATGAACGTAGCGGACTCGACGTCGCCTTTGAAGAACTCAACAGGGTGCCAATCCTTGCCTTCCTTGCGCTCGGTACTTTTGTCGATAACGATGTCGTCACCGTAGTTCGTAAGGAAACCTCGACCGTCCCGACCTCGCTCGTGACTGTGCTGGATAATATGATTCAGCAGGCTATTAGCCTGAGACCGTGCTGCTGGTGTGGTCAAGCCCCACACCAAGGCGCCAATGATTGCGCACATAGCTCACTCCATGTCGATGATCTTGTGGATCTGTAGTTGAAGGATGTAACCGAATTTCATGCAGGAGTCGATGGCCGCTTGCAGGTTGAGGCGGTTGAGCTCTTCATCCTTGGAGTCCATCGGTTGCAGGTAGATCGGGCGTGCCCAGTTCTTGGGCGGTCGGGCCACATACGGACTCGCACGGTGTTCCAGCGCACGCAACGGAAGGCCGTCATCGTGGATGCTGTCGTGCGCGATCACGTACTTGAAGCAGCACGCGACGTCGTTGATGCGGGAATGAACCTTACCAGCTTTCGGGCTGCACACCACATAGACGCCGGTTCGGATGTCCGGCATGGTGCTGTAAGGGTACTCGACAGGTTCAAGCGTGCCGTTCGTCTCGATTTGGACATAGTAGCCCGCGTCGGTAAGAACATTCAGCAGTCGAGTGATGTCCTGACGGAAGGGTTCCCCGCCAGTGATGACCACAAGTCCTCCGGGCTGGTATTCGCGCACCTTATCCAGCAGAGCCTGGGGCTCTGTGTCCGCGCGATTGGAGGTGTAGTCGGTGTCACACCCTGGGCATTGAAGATTGCAGCCGGCCAAGCGAATGAAGACCGACGGGGTGCCACAGAAAGGGCCTTCGCCCTGGATGGTATAGAACACGCTGTGAACGGACAGCTGGCCGTCTGCGCGTCTGACGCGCTTTTCAATTGGTTGTTGATTCATCAGAACCTCCGGGGTAGATGGCAAAGGGGCGGAGATGCCCCTTTGCAGGTTTCCCGCTGGGCGGTAGCCCAGGGCGCTACAGTGTAACAGGCTTCTTAGGCCTGCGCACCAGCACCTTCGGAGGGAGCTTCGGCCTTGGGAGCCTCGATACGGCCGGTGATGCCGTGGAACTTGCGCCAGCGGGCGTATTCGGCACGGACGTTGGCTTCGTTCAGGCTTTCAGCCTTAGCCAGCTCCAGCGACTCGCCGATGGAAGCGGGAGCACCGTTCTTCGAGGATACGCTGTCGAAGATGCCCCAGGCCTTGCCACACAGGGTATCGGGTTTCGGACGACGAATACCGTTCTGCTCCGGCATGCGGTTGGCTTCGCGAGCGGCCTTGGCGTCCGCCTTGGCCTGTTCCTTCGCAGCCTTCTCGGCAGCTTTCTTGGCTTCGCGGTCAGCCTTTTCCTGAGCCTTCTGGGCTTCCTTCGCAGCCTTCTTCTCGGCAGCTTCGGCTTCGCGCTTGGCCTTCGCTTCAGCCTTCTCGGCTTCCTTGGCAGCCTTCTCGGCAGCTTTTTCGTCAGCTTTGCGCTGGGCTTCGGCCTGCTCGGCAGCGATCTGTTCAGCGGTCTTCTCGGTCATGGTCTTTCTCCAGTGAAAGTGAATAAAGTCCGTTGATGGACGGGATTGCAATGTAACACTCCAGGAGCTTGAGCGCAAGCAGGCAAATCGGATATCTTAAGTGATACGCGCTTTCTGCCAATTGCCGAGCTCGTTAGAGCTGCTCGTGCGCTTCACGCCTTCGTTTTCGAGCGCCGTCATCATCTCTTTGCGAAGAGCCAGGACACGACTCTTCTCCGTAGGCTTGCCAGCCTCTTCCCACATACGGTCAGCAACCTCCCAGATCTTCTCTCGCACACCGCCCTGGCGAGGTGTGCCTGGGGTACGCGGGGCAGCAGCAGGGCGCGCAGGCCGCGGCTGTGTGCTTGCCGGTGCTGGGGTATGGGTAGCAGCGGGGCGCGGCTGTGCAGGCCTTAAGCGTACAGCAGCAGCGATCACTTCTTCGTTATCACTGCGAACTGCCTTCAAAGCGTCAGGCTCGAACAGATCTCCCTGTTTCGCAGGCCTGGTAGAGCCCTTGACATACTTGTATCGCTCGTGATTTCCATCCTCTAGGACTGAGGCTTGCCTGTCAACTTCGAAGGCGTTGACATCCGATACAGGAAGTCTTTCCGCAAGCTCTGCGAGGATTGCGCGCAAGGCGTCACCGCCGAAACCCGTGTGGTCAACCCCTGTCGTGTTCCGATACAGGATCTTCAGCTCCATGTCGGTGTATTCCCTCAGGAAGCTGTTGTGATCGTATGGGGTCACAGACAGCGCCACATGAGGCGCCTCGATCCATGCAAGGTTGGACACCACATGAAGGTCAGGATGCTTGTGCAAGAACTTCAGGTTCTCGCGGTCGATGCTAACGTACATCATCACCTCTATCGTAGAGGCGCCCGACGGATCGGGCGCGCTACACCTTAGGCCTGACGACCACGGATGCCGTTGAACTTCCTCCACTGATAGAACTCGATGGAGGCATTGTTCGGGTTCCAGCCGTTAGCCTCTGCCAGGGCTTTCACATCCTTGGCGCTCGGGGTCTTACCCTCAGCGACAGCAGCGTCGAGCGCGTCCCACACTGCGCGGCAAGTACCGCCCACGGACGGACGCTTGATCCCGTTACGCTCTTCACGGTCTTTCTCGATCTTCAGACCGCTGCTGGTGCGCTTGGCAGCGGTGGGAACGACTTCGTCCTCTTCCTTCTTGGTAGCACCGACAATCTGTTGAACCATGGAAGCCAGCCCGCTGGGAGCGACAGGAGCTTTCTCGGTGACCACAGCTTCCACCTGTTCTTCCTGCACAGGCTCAGCGTGAGCAGCCTTCAGCGCTTCACGCATGCCGTCATTGTTCATCTTGCCGTAATTCTTGATCCCGGCTTCTTTGCACGCCTGACGGAGTTCTACTTTACCCATTTCATCGAACTTGCTCATTTTGTTTCTCCTAGAGGTTAAGGTCTTCCGACCGCTGTTTGATGCACTGCTGCATCCATGAACGTAACTATAAACGAACTAGACTAAGATGCAAGCCCTTTGTCGGGCTTGCCCGTAAAAAAGTTTCTATCGACATCTGATTTTCGATTAGAACGGGATGTCATCGTCGAAATCAGTGTAATCCGCGGGAGCGCTCGCCATCTCCTGATCCTTCTTGGGCGCGCTGTGGTGCGTCTCCACACTAGGCCCACTGTCCGCATCGTTTGCCTCTTGCGTGCCGAACGCTGTGCCGTCAAAGCACACAGCAAGGATTTCCGGATACTTCTTGTTGATCCAGACTCGGATGTGAGTCGGTGTCTTCAAGTCCCCAGCACGATCAAGCGCCTCCGCGGTAGTGGTAGGCACAGGGTCAGCGCTTCGCGCCCTCCACCACTCGCGAGCCTTCTTGCCTGCATAGTTCTGATGTTCAACACACACGAATTCCTCGAACACGCGATATCCGCAATAGTACGAGGTCTTCACCATAGGGGGCCTGCCTTCCTTCTTGTGCTCGATGAAGGTGATATGGTCGATCTTAAACACCTCCACCACGGGCATGTCACCCTTGATCAGATCTGCTGTGCTGGCACCCTGCTTGAGCTTGGTCTGGAACTTGAATTCATAGGTGCATGCGCTACCGTCAGGCATGAGTCCATTGCACCAGCGCAAGCTGGCGTGAACCCATGTATGGCAGCATGGGCACTCCTTGACAGGCGCGTCCCCACCTTTCTCACCCTTACGACGGGGCACCACAGGGTCATTGATAGGGCCTAGCCTGCGCGTGTTGTTCGCAAAGTCAAGCACCAGGCAATTCTCTTTCCCTGTTGCTGGGCTAGGGCGAGTTCCACGACCTAGCATCTGCACCCACAGCACAGCTGACGCGGTAGGACGGAGGCACAAGATAAGGTCAATGGCGGGGAAGTCGAACCCTGTGGTCAGCACGTTGTTATTCACTGCCGCGCGGTACTTCCCAGCCTTGAACCCGCGAATGGCGTCATCCCGCTCTTTATCACTCATCTTGGAGTGAATGGCGACGGTCGGGATGCCCATGTCATTCATGATTTCAGCGGTGTGGATTGCGTGTTCCACACCAGCGGCGAACACCAGCCAGTGATTCCTGTTCCAGCCCAGCTCCAGAGCTTCTTTGACAGCAGCGACCGTGATCTCTTGCTTGTCGACCGCTGTCTGAAGCTCGCTCGCAATGAACTCGCCTCCGCGCATGTGAACGCCGTCTGTCTCCAGCTTGGTGACTGTGCTCTTAGGCACCAACGGGGACAGGAACCCTTCAGCGATTAGGCGATTGAACGCCTCGATGCCTGTGATGTCAAAACAGATGTCCGTGAACAGACCTGGAACTTCTTCACCCTTGTCGTTCTTGACGGGGTCAGTGAGCTTTCCGTGCCCCAGGCGCCAAGGGGTAGCAGTTAGCCCGATCACTTTCAGGTTCGGGTTGATGCTCATAAGACCAGCGAGGAACGTCTGATACATGGTCGCTTCGCTGGGACTCACGAGGTGAGCTTCGTCAATCATGATCAGGTCAATATGACCGAACATCGCCCACTTCTTAGCGACAGACCCGATGCCCGCGAACGTGATGGGTGCATGCACGTCACGACGCTTCAGCCCTGCGCTATACACACCCGCGGGCGCGAATGCCCACAGGCCCATCAGCTTTTCATAGTTCTGCTGAATCAGCTCCTTCACGTGAGTAAGAATCATCACCCGCTGGTTCGGGTAATGCTTGAACACTGACTCCAGGAACATCGCGATCACGACGCTCTTGCCCGTGCCCGTAGGCATCGCGACAACAGGGTTTCCCGTCTTCGTCCCGAAGTAGCTGTAGATCGAGCTAACCGCTTCGACCTGATAGCTTCGAGCTTGGATCATCCGAACACCTTCCGCGGAACGTACTCTTCACAGCCAACGAGCTGCACCTCTTTGGATATCACTTCGTTGGCACCTTCGCCCATAGGTTGGACAGGGCGATTACAGATCCACTTGGCGCCTTCAGCGGGCTGGCTGTAGGCGCATGTCCGACAGTTCTTGTCAGGCGCAGCCTTGAGGTGGCAGACAGGCCTGTGGTCACACCAACGACACTTGAAGAAGCCTGGGGACTCACTTATCCTGGTCGGTGGCTCATCCATCCAGACGATCTTGTCACCCCTGTCGAGAAACTGATCTGCCACAGCGCTGTCGAGCGGAATGATCTCGCCATAAAGCTCGTCATTGTTCTTATTGACCGCAAGGTACAGCGCCACAGCGATGCCCATCTTGCGCATATACACGTTCATCTGAACGTAGTGCTCGAACTTTGCGTCGCGAACACCTTTTGCCTTCAGCTCCGTGAAGGACTTGTCGTTGTGAGTCTTGAACTCACTTAGCGCAGCAGTGCCAGCAGGAAGATCGGGCAAGCCTATGACCACACCGTCTCCACTGCCTCCGAAGTGGCCCTCCGCGTGAGAGATACGGAACTGGTTCCCGTTCTCGTCCTGCTGATACACTTCGCAACCGATCATCAGCAGCATTGCGATGAATCGAGCTTCCTCCAGGTGCCCACGGTTGAACAGGCGCAGCAACCGACCGTCGAAGTTCGATTTTGTTGCCCAGCGGAAGTTATACCAGATGGCTCGGGCACACTCACCTCCGATGAGGGATGCGCCCATGTGAGAGCGGTGGCCCTCGTTTCCGGTGCGGTATGCGTCACCGATGTGCCCGATCACTTTACCGAGCCATTCTCGATATGATGAGCCTTGGTCGGCTTTCACCATCGCGTCGATCTTTGCGACTGTATGTGTCGCGAGGATAACATTAGGCATCTCTTGTCCTCTTTGTTTATTGACTCAACAGGCTTAGGGGAGCTTGAGAAGATCCCGACACCGACCACAGTGTCCGCCTACCAGTCGTTCGAAGTATTCTCCGCAGTGATTACAATCACCCGGACGACCCTTTGGAATCATCGCAGCTTGCTCACGAATGAGCCGGATATGCGCCTCGTCCAATACCTCCGCGTCTCTTAACGCTCTATCTGCTTCGTCTGCCATCTTGTAATCTCGAAAGGTCAAAAAAGGGGCGCACCCTTTCGAGTGCGCCCTCCAGTTCGCTCAATTACTGAGCAGGCTGTGCCCAAGGCGGGGTAGCAGACTGAGCCGGATGGGGCTGCTGTTGCTGCGCCGGCGCTTGCTGCTGCTGGACAGGTGCCTGCTGTGCGGGAGCCTGTTGCCAGGGCTGCTGTGCTGCGGGCTGCTGCCACTGTTGCTGTGCCGGTTGCTGCTGTTCCGGTGCCTGCTGGGGCTGTGGGGCGGCCTGCTGGGGAGCGGGTTGCTGCCACGGCTGCTGTGCGGGCTGTTGCTGCGGAGCGGCTTGTGCCGGCTGCTGCCAGGGCTGCTGTGCAGCGGGTGCAGCTTGAGCGGGTGCCTGTTGCGGGAAACCGCCCTGAGGAGCGCCGAAGCCCGGAGGCATACCACCAGGAGCAGCGCCACCGCCGAAGCTACCAGGAGCAGCAGGAGCCTGAGCGCCCATGTCAACCTGCTCGTTGATGTTCTTGATGGTGCTGATCTCGTTGGAGTCCTCGTACTGGCCAGTCGTGTCCTTGCGGAGTTTGACCTTGACCTTCATGGGCAGGCCGTGCAGCTGGCTGGAATCCTGCACATGCAGAACGCCGACAGCGTGCGCGATCGCCGACAGTTGCTTGTAGGCGATTTCCTGCGCCACCGGATTGGTGTTACGCAAGTTCAGGCGCATGAAGATCTTGCGGTTGGCGTACTGGCCGTCGATGATGTTGAATCGAGCTTCGAGGTAGGCGCCGGACCCGTCTTTGGTCGGCTTCATCTCGGACTGATCGATCATCGCGTTGTACCAGCCCGCGGGGACGGTTTCGAACCCCATTTCGGGGGCGACTTGAGTTGCATCAAAGTTCAATTGTGCCATGGCTTTTAAGCTCCTAGGATTTTGGCAAAACACGCACTGAGAAAAGGAGGTTCCAACGGAGCGAGTGCGCCACTCCGATCCTTTGCTTCGAACTGCAGATCGGGTTGAGTCTGCAGAAATCGATATGGTTCGCCCTGGGGTGTCTTGTTCACCCCGAGGCGGAATACTTCGTCGAAGAAGTAAGGCAGCTTGGCACCCAGCTTGGACCCAGGCATGGACGGACCGTACTTCACCACACCAGTCATCTCGTCTTTCATGGGCTCCATCTTCGCAGCCATATAGACGTTCTTCCCGGGCAGGTCGCGGAACAGGCGGATCAGTGTTTCCATCTTCTCGATCAGCTCACCGTAGGCCTGGCGCGGGTCTTTGACCTGCCGCTTGGCATTGTTGAGCACGACCTCAGCGATTTCGGAAATGCTGTCCAGCCCCACGCTGGCGAACTGCCTCGCTTCAGCGCTACGAGCACACCACTCATAGGCGTCCGTCAGGTCTTGCACGTTCGTCACGGTGATGATGGGCATGTTGTAACAGATGTTCGGATTGCCCACACCGAACAGACGCTCCAGGTTAGCCTTGCGGAGCGACAGCACACCGGACTCAGCACTGATCAGGACGGGGGCAGGCAGGGTCGCAGACAGAACCGTCTTACCCATACCAGCACCGCCATAGACCAGCGCCTTCACTCCGGAGAGCTGTGACGCTTGCTCAGCTGTGGTGAACTGCAAAGCCATCAGCCTTCTCCTTTGTCAAAATTGTCGGCAAGCTGTTGCAGCCGACCCCGAACTTCTTCAACCGTCTTGCGCCGCTCATTCCAGAGACTGAAATCGATGAGCGACTCAACTTCGGTACTGACGAGCTTGTGCAGGTACTGAGGGCTGAGCGCATCAAGCTCCCAACTCTCCTCCCCGTACTGAGCCCGATAGGCACCGTAACGGCTGTCCGTGACCTTGGCAGGGTTAGGCGGAGGGTTCTGCTCCTCAACCTGATCCATGTTCAAGGCCAGCCTACGGAAGTCGATTGTGACGCGGTGTCTGCTGAACAGGCTGAGCCGTTCCTCAAGGTCACGCGACATGTCGATACCGCTGGGATCATGGTCCCCAAGGTGCAAGACCACAATTTCCTGGCTTGCCCGCATTATACGGGTCTTCGCCAGTTCGCGCAACGTGGTCGCGCTAGGATATCCACGAGCAGGAAGGAGGGGCACGTCCCATTCCTTACAAGTTCGCTCAAGCACACCCGCCAGCGCTTCCTTCTCTACAATGACGATGACGCGGTTCGGTTGATCCGACCACAGATCCTCATGATAGGACTGAGCACATGCTTGGAGGATATCACTGCCGCTCGACCAGTGAGCACGCTCAAGAATGCCCCGCGTGCGGTCTTCAATGGCGTCCCAATCAATCAGACCTGCTAGACGAGCATTCGTCATCAGCGCGACGATGTTGTCATAGCTGCGCACGGTGTTTTCGATATGTCCGCGCGCCACGAGCTGGTAGTAGAGCTGGCGGATCGTTAGGCTGTAACCCTGCTGAGTGTAGTCCGTAACGATGTCGTCACAGAGCGCAATCAGCCTGAGCGAAGCCTTATGGAACCGCGGAGCTTCAATGTAGGCTTCTTTCATGCGGGCACCCACACGTTCTCAGAGTTATAGTGCCCAGTCTGCCCATGCAAGCTGAAAGACAGGGTTCCCGGGCTGGACAGATACAGAGTATGACCGTCCATGGGCCCGCCTTTCATCACATAAGCGGTCTTCTTCACTCGGATGCGTTTCATTTCACTTCTCCTATGTCACGGGGATCACGGAAGCCCTGGAACACAGGGAAGCGCGGGGCTTCCTTCACGCCAACCTCGAAATGCTTGTACTTGGCAATCTTGTTGAGCAATGTACCAGCTTGGAACATTGCCCACAGCTCCGCGCGCTGTGCCGCAGTGTAGCCCGTACCGATATGGAACTCAACACCAGACTCCAGGTCTCGCACTTTCAACGCGCCCAGCGTGCCCATGGGCACCTTGCCTGCTTGGTGTGTGCTGCGCTTGGTGAACCCCAGCTCGTCGAGCGTTGCTTCATTGCCATTGTGCATGAGCTCTTCAGCGCCGATGACCACAGCTTCGCCGTCTGCAAAGCGTTTCACCTTGAGCAGATAGCCTTCGCGTGCGGTGCTGCGACCGAACTTATAGACACCCTTCGGGTCGCGGATCATTACACCCTCGAACCCTTGCTCTAGGGTGACCGTCTCGAACGCATGGAGCTCTTGTTCGTTCTGGATCAGGGTCTGCTTGAGCAGGCGAATCCGAGGGTACTGTCCCAGCGCACCATCTTTGAACGCACGCTCCATAAGGCGCAAGCGCTCACCGTAGGGCATCTGGCCATCCGTCCAGAAGTCAAACACCCAGAAGGTGAAGTCGGGTTCCCCGTCGCGGGACATGACACCGCTCGTCGTTGCCTGCATCACGTTCTTATCGTTCGCAGGGCCCACAGTAAGCTCACCGTCCAGCCCGTGGAACTTGTTCTGCCCGAGGTAATCCTGGACGAACCCGTTCGGGATGGGTTTCATGGTACGCGACATCGCCATGTCGTCTTTAATGACAGAGCGAATGCCGTCCAGCTTGGCGCTGGCATACACAGGGAACTTGATTTCTTTCGGTGCTTCCACCGCGAGCATGGGCTTCATCTTAACCTCCGAGGCGGCGATATTTGTCATAGAGCGCCATGCTGTTCGGCAGGTACTGGCGCAGCAGATTGTCGATTGCTTGCGCGTAACGCTGAGCCTCGATCTGGGCATGGCTGTGGTCACGCAGGCGCAGGAAGTTCAGCATGTTGTGCAGGTCTTGCTTCCACAGCCAGTGAGTGTAGTGGTTGAGGTGCAGCAGGGTTCGCGCATGCTCAGCAGCGACACCGCGTTCCAGAGCTTCCTGATACAGGCTATAGGACAGCTCGCACTGACTATGCAGCACACGACGGAACCATTCCTGAGTCGGCTTGTCCAGGTTGTCTTCCTGCCCCTGCTTCTTGTTGGCAGCCTTACCGCCCACGACGTCCGGGATGTACCACTCCGCCGGGAGCTGCACATAACGGCCGCTCACCTCGTTGATGGTGGCGGTGCGGTGACGCACGAACTGACGAGCGACGAAGATGGGCATCTTCATTTCCAGCCAGATTTCCACCATCTCGAACGGGCTGGTGTGCCAGTTGCGCATCAGGTAGTCCGCCAGCTTCAAATCCGCGTCGCGGGTGCGCTCGCTGTCCATCTGGTCGAACGACATGCGAGCAGACTGTGCCGGATCGATATCGTCAGCGTCGAACGGTGCGTCCGGGCGACGGTTCGGGCCCGACATGTTGCGCAGGGCCACGAACCCGTGATCCAGTACGTCAAGAGCGATGGCACCCTTGCCTTCATAATTCGGTTGATTCATACATTCTCCAGTTGAACTCGAGCGCGAGCCCGTCTCATTGCTTCTTTGGCACGGCGGTCACATAACTTGTTCGTGACGAACCTTGCCTCCTTCTTGCCTGTGTGCCCCTTCACATGCCGGAACACGAGTTGCAGGTCATTGTCGGAACGCAGGCGGCGCAGAACACACACCGCTTCCCATTCCTGGGCAGGCAGATTCCTCCGCTTGCCCTCGAACGCATCGATCGCAGCCATGCAGTCAGTTTGGATAAGAACTTCGTCCTTCTGTTGCACCAGCGTGAGGCGAAGAGCGATGTGGAGGGCATTGGCTACCGCTTGCATCTCTGCGGCGATGTTACCCTCCACACGACCTTTCATCTCTCCTCCCCCGCCTTGCTTGCCGCGTTCAGTTGCGATCCAGTAACCATAGCCTGCGACGTTCGTGTTCGGACAGAACGACGCATCAGCTATGATTGTCACCCGCATTTTGTGCCCCCGCTGCCGATGCACGTTTCTTCGGAAGCACAATCTCGAGCGCGGGCGAACCAGGCTTCACGATCAGGCACTGGTCAAACAGATGGAGCTGTTCAGCAGTCAGTTCGCGGTAATCTTTGATCTTCAGAGAAGGCTTCCACTGAACGAGGGTGTCAGGATGAATGCCAGCCTGCGAAAACTGTTCACGCATGGCCTGGAACGCGCCCGGATCCACTTCGCGGTTGATGGTGTGCTTGCCCTTGAGCATGTAACCGTCTGGAAGCGCGAAATTGTTCGTACCTTCTTCCGGATTGGGGAAGCAGTTCTTGAAGATCTTGGTGCGGAGAAGCATCTCGCGCGCCTTCACCTTCTTGAGCTCTTCTTGGAGCTTGTACCACTCAGCCAAGTCTTCCTGGCTGACGGTATTCTCGGGAATGAGTGCCATGTCGCTCACCGTGCTTACTCCTGAGGCTGGTGCTGGCCGATGAAGTTACGCTCGGCAGCAGGGTTCTTGTCTGCGCGTTCTTGCGCGTGCTTGTCACTGTAGCTGCCGGAGCTGTAGCGCTTGGACAGCTTAGCGATGTTGGCATCGATGGTCTCTTCACGAGTGATGCCAAGACCCTGGCGAAGACCTTCCATGTAAAACTCCAGGTCGCCCAGCTCTTCGATCACGTTGGCACGGTCGATAGGCTTGCGGTAGATCGCTGCCTTCTTGATAGCGTCCAGCAACTCGCCGGACTCGCCACTGATACCGACGGCCATGTGCAGCGCGTGAGCATCTTCTGGAGTGAGGGTGGCAACGATGTCCGCGCCCGGCTTAGCCAGAGCGGTCACCAGTTCGGGGTGAGTGATCTTACTTTCCATCAGGTTTCTCCTGTCTGTGGTTGAACTGCATGAGCGTTAATGTAACGCAACACACGCGAGCGGGCAAGCCCATTTTCTGGATAATTTGCATCTGCTTAGGATTTCTTCGCTTGAGCAGCGTAGTCGGGCAGCTTGATGATCCGGTACGCCTTGCCGTGATAGTTGTATGCCTCAGCGACTTTCGCCTTGTCAACTTCCATCAGATATCCGTTATTCACCGCCGACTGCACCGCAAGATCAAGAGCAGCGTTTTGGCCTGCCCTGTGGTTATAGAAGGACGCCACGCGCGACGTTCGGATCTGCAGATAGCTCCGCGGGATGATACTGTTCTGGCGCATCTCCTCGGGCACCTTGTAACTGGCTGCCAACGGGCTCGCAAGGTAATCGCGCAGCACAGAGACCAGCTTGCGCTCCCGCGCGCTGTCACCTGTACCGACGTCACCTGTGTCAAGTCGCTTGCCCATGATCTTGATGTCACGACGAACCACATCCAGAGCCCATTCCAGGTGCTCGCGCGTGATGCAAGGGTTCACCCAATTATCAGCAACGGCAAGCAAGCCCGACAGGCGCAACACCTTCAGCGCAGCACGGTTCCACATCTGTCGTCGTGACTCGTCGTCCGTGTTGTTGATCTCGCGGTCGCATTCCTGCTCGAACTCCCACATGACGTGAGCAGCTTCCTCGGTACGCCCAAGGGGCTGGGACGTCTGCCCGCCTATAAGGTTCTGAGCCTGGAATGCAAGCGCCACGAGTGCGTCCTGAAGTGCAGCATCGGGAAGCATTGCCTGGCATGTGTTCATCGGCGGACGCTCACCGTCATATTCGATAATCAAGAAGCGAGACAGGAACCCGTCTTCCATCATCGACTCGGTGAGCGCTTCGTAGAACGTGCTCGGTGTGGTTTCACCGATCATGCTGTACGCTACACCGCTGATTGACGCGATGTTGTTATCCTTGTTCGAGTACCCGATACCGCCGACAATGGACTGCGGGCCGGACTTCTGATACAGGTTCGTCATCTGCGTGCGCAGTGTGCTGAGAGGCCCATCGCGGTCATCGTTTGCAAGTCGCTTCAGCTTGCGCCCCCATTCACCGGACACATTCACGAACGACGGATTGTTGGCACATGCCTTGATAAGAGCAGGGCCAGACGCGAAGTCTGTGAATTCAATGAAATTGTGGAAGGTAGGCATCTTCAACGTGCATGCACGAATGAGCGAGCTGATCCCGCTGTGCATCGCTTCCTTCCCGACCGCACTTCGCGCCACGAGGATGATATACATGTTGAGACCGGATTGCGGAACGTGCCAGGCTTTACCACAGATGCCCGCCAGCAGACCCAGCGACGCAACGATCGCAACCTCTTTGACTGGTCGCGGTGCGCTTTGATAGATGAACTGTGCAATGCGCCCAGCGAACCCAGGCGGCCACGGAAGACCCTTGGCGCCCGCTTGCACTACACCAGCAGACACAGGGCCCGCGAGCGTAGCAGCGACAGAGGTCGGCGATGGTAGCTGTTGCGGATCACCCTGCCCCTGTATGTGCAGCGGTGTGGCTGTGCGCTGCTGCGCGGCCCCAATAGCGGGCACACCACCCTGGAGTCGCTGCACCTCCTGCATGGCAAGCCGCTTGGCCTCCAGCATGGTATCGGCAGCAGCCACCAGCGCACTGGCGTCAACGCTTGCCTCGCGGGCCATGCGTGAGCGAATGATGGATAAGGTGCGGTTGATGTAGCGATCGTCCTTCATCGCCTTTTCGCGCTTGCCCAAAGCGGACTCGCGGAACAACCTTCGGCACTGTGCGTTCGAAGCACTGTAGAAGGTGAACATGGACATGAGCGCGAGGTCAGCTTCTGATTGGCTGGGGAACCCCATCGCTTCCCATTGCCCGCGCCACAGCCCGCAGAACTTCTCGGAGTTGCCTGCCGACACAGCGCGCACCAGGATCGACCAATCGTCCTCGTCCTGCTCTACCTCCTCCAGCGCGAAGTCGGCAGGCTGTTCCTTTGGCCGCATCTGCGAAGCCATGTTGAGCAGCATGGGCTGACAGTCGCGAACGGGCTTGTCCTGGACGATGTTGCCGGTGCAGATGATGAACCGCTCTTGCGAGTAGATCTCCACCCCGTCCCGACGCACACCCTTTCCGATGTTACCCCTGACCCATATATGCAAGCCCTTCCCGCTTCGCGACGCTTCCGCGTAGCTGTCGAACCCTTGCATGATACGATAGAAGAGCTCGTATTGCTCAGGAGTAGTCCAGAGCTCGGGCTTATCCGGGCAGTTCTGGGCGTCCTTGACGTCCAGGTCTATGCACGAATAAGGGTCGGACTCATGCAGCACGAACCCGATGTCGTAACCGTTGGCGAATGCTACCTGTGCCGCCGTGTCGAAGTCCATCCACTGAGACGGCTGGGTCACAGAGGCGTTGAATAGTTTTCCGTCGGGGCCTACCGACAGCGGAGCCTTGTTTGTACCAGCGACACACCACTGTCGCAGATACTTGAGCTCAGCTGGCAGACGCGCCCATGCGTGAGCGCGTGTGGTCATACCAGCTCGCCCCTCCGTGCTTGGAGCATGAGCTTCCATGCGTCAAGGTAAGGGCGAACGACATCGCGCTTCCAGACAAAGATCTGCGCGCCATTGACGATAATCGGATCGGGCAGCAGGCCCCGACGACGTGCATTGACAAGCGTGGCTCGGCATACACCAAGCTCTTGGCCTATTTCGCTTGACGTGATATAAATCTCGTCAAACTCCTGCTGAGCAGTTTTTTGAACTTCTGCCATCATTTAGTTCCCCAGGCGAATTGGAGCGCGAACGCGACACCCTATAGGCTGCGCAGTGTAGCGCGTTCGCTGTGTTATCGCAACACATGTTTAGTTGAGCGGTTTCTGCGCCTTGATACTTTCCCAGGCCGCTTTCTTGTCAGCAACGTATTGAGCCCACTGCGCTTCTGCTTCCTTGCGCTGACGGCAGGCGAGCATATATTCGTCATAGGCGTGCTTGAGTGCTTTGGCGTGCAACACCTCAGGACTCCCGTCATCCTTTTCACGCAGGCGCAGACGCTGCTGAGCTTCGCGATTCTGACGTGCGCGCTTTTGAGCTGGTGTCTCATCCTGGTGACTCTGCTCAGCTAACCACACGGACTGAATCTGCTGAGCCCTGCGCACACGGTCCACCATGCTGTGACAGTCCATGCCTGTGGCGTTGCAGTGGAACGGGGTCAACGCATTGAATAAGATGCTTTTGATCTGCAGAAGGTCGACATGCGCTGGGAACTGAACGTCCTTGGGGCGCTCAGACCAGGCCACCCGCCACATCTCCATTCCCTGCTCGCTGTAGAAATGATCTGGTGACTCGCATTGCACCCCGCGCGCCATTGCTTGCGTGTGTAGCGCGTGCAAGTAATGCAGCACCATGGAAGGGTCAGGATCGTTGTCATCGATCTGGTTGAAATAGGTCATTGGATCTTGCTGGGGCTGCTCCGCTGGGGGCGGAAACGCGGTAGCGTCGAAATCAAGCTGTGCCATGATAGAACTCCTGTGAATGAATTGACGTGCATAAGGTAAGGCATGGGGCTTTATATTGCAAGAGTAAGGGAGGAGCGGGGCTTACTGGGGCGGCGAAACACACTCGGGGGGCATACGGTACGCGCTTCTCGGGGTGGGGATCCCCCTCCTTTATGTAAGCCTACTCTATATAAGTGTTAATATGTTTATTTGTTATATTGTATAGAGGAATCCCGCATTATGCGGGCGCGTGCGCGATCAGCCCGACCTGTTGCTGGAAACGCCGAACTAATAAGCCATGAGCCTCCGGCTTGGTGTTAATGTGTTCGGTTAGGTCCAAAAGATTTGTGAATTCGCTTGCACAGGTCTGAAGCTCGTCCTACATTAACACCCATACCGCAACGCACTAGGAGAACTGACATGACCGTTATCAAATTCACCGCCAAGGCTTACACCTACGTCGGAGAACTGATTCGTCTTCCCCGCCCGGAAGCGAAGTTCTGGAAAGTCTATAAGATCGTCGATGGTAAGGCTTACGCAAAGCCTGCAGGCTTCGGCACAGACCCGCGCGTGGCTTGCTGCTAACTGTGGTCATCCAGGAGCTGACATGCTGACACTCAAGAAAGTCAATGCTGAGCTTACACGCGCAGGCATACGCGCGGAGCTGGTGAAGGGTGACGGATACTTCTATTTCGTCGGCCAGGATGTCGAGCTTGCTCAGGAGCAGGGTGTCTATGGCGTGTTCCGCCTCAACGACCTCACCCTGGATCAATGGGTTGAGGAGGCGCGTCAGCGCATGCAAGATATCTAAAACGCCCGCTTGTGCTCAAGCGCTGGTGTCGCTATAGTGTGCAGCAACACAACACAGCCCACGGCGCAGGGCAGCGGATGTCCTCATCATGCTGTCCGAGGCCTGGGACTCCCCTCGCGGTGGGGCAGGAGACCACATAATGCACCGCGCGCAACAGAACGGAAATCAACCGCCGTGCCTAGGTCTGACGGAGCCCGGATATGGGCCTTACTCGCAAGGACGTCGCCGACCGAAGCGAACCGTGTGCGTGCCCATGTGGGTGGGCGGGCAAGCGGGTGGGCCCCACACGCCTACGAATACGGTGCGCGGCCTGGGACTGGTGCCTGGGCCGCGTTTCCTCTTACTCAATCGGAGAACTCGCATGAGCGAATTCAATATCAAGCACTTTGACTCCTGTTCGGCCGACTACCCCGAGAAGCCTGCAGGCGAACCCGCACGCGCGGTGACAACCGTCGATCTCGGCGACGGTCAGGTGGCCTTGCACTGCAACGACTGTGGCGCGCATGTGGTCATGACGGTGCAATCACCCGACGCCAACGTCGAGCGTAACCGCCAGGAACTCCTGGATCGCAGCGTCGTCGGGCTCAAGAAGTATGGCGTCACGACTGAACGCGAAGACCTGAACCTCGGGCAATGGGTGCAGCATGCCATCGAAGAAGTTCTGGACCTCGCTAACTACCTGCAAGCCCTCAAGGCGAACATCGAATCCGAAGAACACCGCATCCGCAAGGCGTTCCTGGAAGGGTTCCAGATGCGCGGTGAAGTGGACAGCTCCAGCCCGAACGGGTGCGTGTGGCGCACCCCTGAGGAAGCCTGGGTGAATTCCGATGCGGTGGAAGAGTTCCGTGTCGTGATGCGCAAGCAGGCGGGCAGCTGATGAGACCTGAACTGCTCCTGCATCCGAACATCCCGAAGCCACTTCACGGAATGTCGCCTCGCGAGCTGCTCAGCGACGAGTGGTGGGATTCGACCCGTGAATGGGTCTATCGGAATGCGGGCTATCGGTGTCAGTGTTGCGGTGTGCCTAAGCAGGAAGCGAAGTATCACAAGTGGCTCGAAGCTCACGAGACTTACGATTATGACTACGCCGAAGGGTTGGCGACGGTCAATGAGATTGTGGCGCTGTGTCATTCCTGCCATAACTACATCCACAGCGGGCGCCTACAGGCGCTTCTAGACGCGGGCAAGATACCTGCATCCAAGCACCGTGACATCATGCAGCATGGTGACCGCATACTTCGCGAAGCTGGCCTCACTAGGCCTGAACCTCCAGAAGAGGTTGCTGAGTGGTCTCGCTGGAGAATCGTGATCTGTGGAAGGGTGTATCCGACCAGATGGCCCAGCTTCCAGCACTGGTTCAATCACTATCACAGGCGCCAGGCACCAGCGCCAGCAATACGAATTGACATCTAAATGGACGTTCGGTTACACTGTGCGTCTGTATTCACGAGGAGTTCCGAATGAAAGTATTCAAATATCCGCTTGAAGTACGCTCCAACGTGCTCACAGTGCCCTTCGGTGCTCAGACCCTCAGCGTGGGTCAACAGAATGGTCAACTTTGCCTGTGGGCACTTGTAGAGCCTGAAGCTCGCGACGTGCAGATAGAGATCACTGTGGTCGGCACCGGATGGGATATCACAGGGAGTCTTGCTGACTTCGTAGATGGGTTCCTAGGCACGGTGCAGGTAGGCGCATTCGTGTGGCATGTGTTCGACACTACTATGGGAGCGCCCCATGAATAAGGCCTGCACCCTATGCGGTGCGGAGGGTCACACCGCGCCGAACTGCCCGTGGAACGGACAATCAAAGCGAAGTTCGTTCATCGAGGCTGTCGTCAATACGCTGGTCGGCCTGGTCATTGCTATGCTTGCCACTGCCGCGATCTGCTGGTTCCACGACATTCCGATGCTGTGGGAGAATAACTTCAAGATCACGGCGTGGATGACCGCGCTGTCCGTTGCTCGGAGCTACGTCATTCGTCGATACTTCAACAGGAAGGACACGCCATGCTCGACTTCATGATCATCGGCTTGCCCCGTTCTGGTACGACCTGGGCAGCCAACCTCTTCACGACGGATGCGGTGCTGTGCCATCACGACCCGCTCTATCATACTCATTATTCGGAATGGGATGACAAGCTCCAGGCCCCCGTGCCCGTCGGTGTGTCCTGCACCGGCATCTGGCGCTGGACGGACTGGCTTAACGCGCACCCCGCCAGGAAGGTGCTTCTGCATCGTGCTGGTGCAGACATCGCAGACTCCATGCGACAGATCGGTCTGCCTGAGCTCGACCTTCTGGGCGCCCAGGACAAGCTCGAGTCCGTCATGGGCCTGCATGTGCCCCACAGCGATCTGTTCGACCCTGAGAAGTGCTGCGACCTGTGGGACTACCTGATGGACGGTCGCGTGCCGTTCAACTGGGCGCGCCACAAGCTGCTCGTCGATATCGAGATGCAGCCCAAGTTCAGCGGGCTCACTGTGGGCAAGCATGTCACCCGCCGGCTCATGATTGAGCTTGCATCCGCAGGCGATGAGGAATGAAGATCTGTATCCTGTGCGGAGGGGTAGGGCACGATCAGTCCGAGTGTCCATGGGTAGAGGCACAGCAGGAGCGCAGCGTCGCGCCATTGTTCGCCATCAGTGCGGTAGTGGCGCTGACCTGCATTGCGTCGGCTGTGAGCCTGGCTGTGTGGTTACATGGGGTGAATCTGTCACGGGTACAAGCTGCATGGCTCGTCCTCGAAGTGTTCCTGGCGGTGTCAGGTAGCACAGCGGCATCGACTGCCCTTTACAAGGCGAAGTTCTGGCGTCGTTGGCTTGCGCTGTGGCGCTATCGCAAGATCGATCCTGACCTGTGCTGCTGTGGCTCGCAGATGGGGCAGGGTGGAAGCATCTGCCATCATGGCGGGTGCAGGAGCGCCAAGGAGTACGCGATCACTCGTGAGGTGGGCGGCAAATAGGAATTGTGACAGCGCGGATCGATCGCTTACCATACCGCTTTCACAACCGCAAGAGGAAAACCTTGATGGATCTCTATCAACAATACATTCACATCTCCCGCTATTCACGCTGGCGAGACGACCTGGGCCGGCGCGAGACATGGCCGGAGACTGTGCAGCGTTACGTCGACTTCTTCGACAAGCGCACTGAGCACAAATTCACCGACATCCTTCAGGGCAAGGTGAAGCACGCGATCCTGAACCTCGAGGTTATGCCCTCCATGCGTGCCCTGATGACTGCCGGTGAGGCGTTGGACCGCGAGAACCTCGCAGGCTTCAACTGCTCCTATCTGGCCATCAACACGAAGCGTTCGTTCGCTGAGGCCCTCTATATCCTCATGTGCGGCACTGGTGTCGGGTTCAGCTGCGAGCGCCAGGAAGTCGCCAAGCTGCCTGGCGTGCCTGACGAACTGCTCGACACCGACGACACCATTGTCGTGGCGGACTCGAAGGAAGGCTGGGCCAAGGCCTACCATGCGCTCCTCGGACACCTGTGGAACGGCGACATCCCGAAGATCGACTACCGCAAAGTCCGTCCGGCTGGTGCTCGACTGAAGATCTTCGGTGGGCGTGCATCCGGCCCGGATCCGCTCAAGCGTCTGTTCAAGTTCACCATCGACACGTTCCAGCGCGCGAAGGGTCGCAAGCTCAACAGCATCGAGGTTCATGACCTCATGTGCATGATCGGTGAGATCGTCGTGGTGGGCGGTGTGCGTCGCAGTGCGCTCATCAGTCTGTCCAATCTGTCGGATCAGCGCATGCGTGACGCCAAGGCGGGCCAGTGGTGGAATGATAACCCGCAACGAGGCCTGGCGAACAACTCTGTGGCCTACACCGAGAAGCCGAGCGCAGAGATCTTCATGGAGGAATGGTTGTCCCTCGTGAAGTCCAAGTCGGGCGAGCGCGGCATCTTCAACCGTGTGGCAGCGTCCAACCAGGCTGCGCGCTGGGGTCGCCGCTCCAAGGAACTGTCCTACGGCTGCAACCCGTGCTCCGAGATCATTCTGCGCGATAAGCAGCTCTGCAACCTGTCCGAAGTGATTGTCCGCGAGGACGACACCCTCGAGACGCTGCTGGAGAAGGTTGAAGTCGCGACCATCCTGGGCACCTTGCAGGCTACCCTCACCGATTTCAAGTTCGTGTCGGAAGCCTGGTCACGCAACACCGCGGACGAAGCTCTGCTGGGCGTCAGCCTGACAGGCATCATGGACAATCCGCTCATGGCTGGTGCAGAAGGGTTCGACCAGCTCACTATCGCTCTGAACGCTATGCGTGACCATGCACGGCGCATCAACGAGCAGTGGGCCAAGGGCCTGGGTATCAAGCCTTCCGCGGCCATCACGTGCGTCAAGCCTTCGGGCACCGTGAGCCAGCTCTGCAATACCGCCAGCGGCATCCATGCACGTCACAATCGGAATTATATCCGCACGGTGCGCGTCGACAAGAAAGACCCGCTGTACCAGTTCATGAAGGACAAGGGCTTCGTCACCGAAGACGATGTTATGCGTCCGGACAGCACAGCCGTCGTGAGCTTCGCTATGTCGGCGCCCGATGGTGCTGTGACCCGTGATCAGGTGACTGCTCTGCAAGCGCTTGAACTGTGGTTACTGTATCAACGCGAGTGGTGCGAACACAAGCCGTCGGTCACTGTTACCGTGCGCGACGAGGAGTGGATGGCGGTGGGCGCCTGGGTCTATGAGCACTTCGACGAGGTGTCGGGCATCAGCTTCCTTCCGCATACCGATCACACCTATCAACAGGCGCCCTATCAGGACATGACGTCCGAAGAGTTCGCGCTGTGGCAGAAGGAACACCCTGTTCCTGACGTCGACTGGCGTGAGCTGGCTGAGTACGAGAAGACCGACAACACCGTGGCGATGCAGACGCTGGCCTGCACGTCCGGAGCTTGCGAGCTTCCGTGATAACTTGCAGGGCTCATCTTGTATGAACGGGTGAGCCCTGTTTTACTGTATGCCTATTCAATAACCGAGGAACATTAGATGTCGATAAACATCAGACAGAAAGGGCAAAGCGGGGAGCGTGAGGTCTGCGACTGGCTCAACGGCATTGCCTACCGCGCGCTCAAAGACGAGGGCCTACCGTACCCCAGCAAGCCGATCTTTCAGCGCAACCAGAATCAGTCCGCTGTAGGCGGTTCCGATATCACGAACCCTGTGCTCATGTGCTTGGAAGTCAAGCGCCAGGAGCAACTGGATCTGAACGGCTGGTGGAAGCAGTGCGTGACCGCTGCACAGCAGTTCGGAGGGCGCCCGATTGTGGTGTTCCGCCAGAACGGCAAGCGCAAGTGGCGCATCCTCATGGAGGCGAATGTCGCGTACCAGTGCGGGCAGGCGCATTCACCCATCCGTTGTGAAATCAGCCACGACGATTTCGAAGTGTTCGCCTATAACTGGATGCGTCGTATGCTCCAGACGGGTGCCTGGAAACCTGTGGGGGCATGATGAACCGAGCTCAGATCGTCCAAGCGATGCAGGAAGAGGTTCTGAAGAACACCGTGTATCAGCGACGCTACGATGCAGCGCTGCACATGTACCAGGCCGCCTGTCTCGATAACCACGGGCAGGAAGCCGACCTCAACAGAAACAACCTCCACGCGCTGCTGGATCTGATGCTCGACAGTCTGGCGTCGGTGCAGATGCTCCAGCGCCAGCTCATGCTCCTCCGCGACTAATCAACTTTCCGGTGAAAACGGGCTTGCACTGTCAGCAACGCCCGTTTATACTGCACACACGTTCACCCAATCACCGGAGATACACAATGGCACAGCTCAACTTCGACGCTTCGACTGTCAAGCCCTTCAGCCCGCCCACCGACATCGAAGACCAGCCCCGCGACACCTCCCGCAAGTGGAGTCCTCTGCAACATGACATCTTCAACTTCGTTGAGCACGGTCAGGGCAATGCGATCGTCGAAGCTGTTGCAGGTTCAGGCAAGTCCACCACGATCGTTGAAGCACTGAAGCGAGTCACTGGCAGCAGCATCTTCCTGGCGTTCAACAAGAGCATCGCTGAAGAGCTGAAGGCCCGCGGCGTCAACGCCCGCACCTTCCACTCCCTCACCTACGGTCCAGTGACCCAGGCTCGCGGGGTTCGCACTGTGGACACCGACAAGCTCCGCCGTCTGTGCGATGCCAAGCTCAAGGGTGAAGACGCTGCCATCTACGGATCGTTCATCTCCAAGCTGGTGGGCTTAGGTCGCCAAGTGGGTATCGGTTGCCTGGTGCCTGACCTGCCCCAGACCTGGATGGACATCTGCATCCACCACGACCTCGAACCGGATCACGATCTTGCGGACCTCGGGCGCGCCATTGAGCTTGCTTCCGAGCTGCTGCAACACTCCAACGAATCCAGCATGGTTGACTTCGACGACCTGCTTTACCTCGCAGTCAAAGACGGGATCAGCCTGCCCAAGTTCGATTTCATCTTCGTGGACGAAGCGCAGGACACGAACGCCATTCAACGCGCCCTGCTTCGGAAGATTATGCGCAAGGGTGCGCGCATCGTAGCGGTTGGCGACCCTGCTCAGGCCATCTACGGGTTCCGCGGTGCAGACAGCGAGTCCTTGAACCTTATCGCTCAGGAATTCGACGCCGTGCGCCTGCCGCTGAGCATCACCTACCGCTGCCCGACCAGTGTGGTCAAGTATGCGCAGCAATGGGTGAGCCACATCCAGGCCGCTCCTGGTGCTCGCGAGGGCGAAGTGCTGGAGCTGGGTAGAGACTGGAACATGACCACGTTCCAAGCCAACGATCTGGTCGTGTGCCGCAAGACTGCACCGCTCATGACGCTCGCGTTCAAGTTTCTCCGCGCTCGCGTGCCTGTCATGGTGATGGGTCGTGAGATCGGTGCTGGGCTGAAGACGCTGATCAACAAGATGAACGCTCGCGGCCTGGAGCACCTGGAACAGAAGCTGGAAGCATACCGCGATCGTGAGGTCGAGAAGGCGCTTGCCAAGAAGGACGATGCGAAGGTTGAAGCGATCGAAGACCGCATCAGCTGCATCACCTGCCTGATTGACAGCATGCCCGAAGACCAGCGCACCATCTCAGCTCTGCTCAACACCCTGGACACCCTGTTCGCTGACAAGCGGAACGCCGTGGTGCTTGCTACCATTCACAAGGCTAAGGGGCTGGAAGCGAAGCGGGTGTTCTGGCTCGACCGTAGCCAGTGCCCTGCCAAGTGGGCGCGTCAGGACTGGCAGCGCCAGCAAGAGGTGAATCTGTGCTACGTTGCAGCCACGCGCGCAATGGAGTCGCTGATCACTATTGAACTGGGCAGCTGACGCGCTTGTGTGGTCAGTTCTAGCCTGCTACACTGCGCAGGCACTTGTGACACCAGCGGGGCACGCGCCCCGCTCAACTCGGAGAGATGAAATGGAAGAGATTATGATGTTCGGTCGTCGTTGCGGTAAGACCACAATGGCGAAGAAGCAGCAAGAGCTGATCGACGTGCTCAAGGAATGCGGATGGGAAGCTGACCGCTTTGGGCACTACCAGAAGGACGTTCAGCGTCGCAACCCTGTCACCAAGGAGATCACCTCGCGTCGCATGCGGGTGAAACTTCAAGCCACCTCTTGTCGCATTGAGCTTCAATCCAAGGTGGACAATTCTAATCAGTGGATCCGCCTTGGCGGTGATTACTACACCAACATCGTGAAGCTCGAAGACGGCCGGTTGCGCGCGGGCTCGTATTTCTTTGGAAAGAAGGTTGACCATTATGGAAAAGCGATTGCAAACTGAACTCCGTGAAGTGGTTGAAGCCAAGAAGCGGGAAGGCTTCGAGGTTGTTCAACGCGAGCCTCATATCGTTATGCAGCGCGGACCAGTCAAGATCCGCGTCGGGTATGTTGGTTCCTCAGTGATAGTGAGAGCGGCATGAAATATCAGGATATTCAGAACGAGGTGTGGCGCCAGGCTACAGCTCAGGAAAAGGTGCTCGGGCGCGATGGGAACCATTGGCCGGACCTGCTGTATGTGGGCCAGGAGGAATGGATGCTCATCCGTGCGAATGCACATCAGGCGGATCTGCAGATCACCGGGCCGGACTCCCGGAAGTATATGGGGTTCGATGTGATTCCTGTGGATAGGAAGAACCATCTGCGCGTCGGTACGAGCGCACCAATAGGAGAAGCAAAATGATCCCACGATTTCCGATAACACCTGAGACCGCTAAGGCCATCATGGAGGATCATGAGCGGCGGCGCAAGGCTCGCGAAGAGCGCAAGCGTGCAAAGCTGCTGGCCAAAGAGCTTGAGGCAGCGTTGCAGGGCGAGCAGGGGCCGGCACAGCCGCACGCATACTGGCGGTGGCCCATGGGTATTGGCGCACATGCGATCGCGCTTGCTGCCATTGCTGCTGCGGCCCTGCTGGGGTGGCTTTTTCTGCGCTAACTGCTCCAGCTTGCACGACCTGCCACGAGCCTGTTACGCTTGGGCCAATTTCGTGGAGGTTCGATAATGTGCGAGCTCGATGATCCAATGGCCCCCGCTCGGGGAATCGTCAACGGGGTGCTCCTTAGCATCCCGCTCTGGGCTGTTATCATCGCCGTCGCCTATTGGGCCCTCTAGTAGGAGAACGGTATGAAACTCGCATGGGGCAAGAAAGTAGACGCGGCATTCCGCGATAAGGTGTTTTCGATCTGCGACAGCTTCGGCTGGAAGCGTGAGACACACGCCAGTTGGCTCATGTCCTGCATGGCATTCGAATCTGGTGAGACTTTCAGCCCGAGCATCAAGAACGCGGCTGGCAGTGGTGCCACCGGGCTCATCCAATTCATGCCCAGCACCGCACGCGGTCTGGGCACATCCACTGAAGCGCTGGCAAGCATGAGCGCGGTGGAGCAACTCGATTTCGTGCAACAGTATTTCAGGCCCTACGCCAAGCGCATCGGTTCGCTGAGCGATATGTACCTCGCGATCCTCATGCCTAAGTTCGTTGGCCAGCCTGACGATGCTGTTATGTTCCTGAATCCGAAAATCGCTTATCGGCAGAACGCCGGCCTGGACGCTAATCGCGACGGGAAGATTACCAAGGGCGAGGCAGCGGCCAAGGTGCGTGCTAAGTTTGACAGAGGCATGCTGGACCGTTTCGCGCTTGAGGTTTGATTCCTGTAGCTTGATGCCTTCCTCGTGTGGTACTATCCGCGAAACAGGGCATGGGCCTCTGTCGACATCAATCGAATAGGGGCCCGATATGTTACCGGAAGATCCGTGGAATAGCTGGTGGATAAAGGCGATGGCTTATGGTCTGTTCGCCATGTTCGGAGGGATGATGGGTCATTTAATGCGAACCCTGGATTCCCGAGAAAAGATTAAGTGGAGTCGCGCTGCGCTTGAAGGTGGTGCAGCGGGCTTCGTCGGTTTGCTCATGTTGCTTGTCTGCCAGGCTATGAATCTGTCTGAACAGTGGACGGGCGTCATCGTGGGTGTGTCGGGCTGGCTTGGGGCAAGCGCGACCATCCGTATGCTCGAGTCCATCGTTTTGAAGAAGCTGGGCATCGAGAAGTCTGCTGAACCTATTCGGGAGCGCTCTGATGATCACCCTTCTGCTGACTAAGTTACCCTGGCTGGCTTCCGCGCTGGGGTTCCTGAAGAACAAGAAACGACTCGTTATCGAGTACGCCTTGATCGCGGTGCTAGTAGCGGTGGCGGGATTCACCTTCACCATGTGGTTATCAAAGGAGCGCACTGAGAAGTCGCTGCTGACCACACAGCTAGAGCTTCAGACGGTGTCCAGTAGGCTCAACTCCGTAGAGGAGGTCAACCAGGCGCAGGAGGCAACCATAAGCGAGCTCAAGGAGCTGAGGCTGAAGGACGCACAAGCGCTGACAGGTCTGTTGACCGATTACAAGACGCTGGCCGACAACGACTACCGCGCACGGCAGCGTCTTTCCTCTCTGGAGAAGTCAAATGAAACTGTTCGGAACTATCTTAATCAGCCTATCCCTCCTGATCTTGTCTGCTTGCTCAACAACACCTGCAACGCCGGAAATTCGGGTAGTGACAAAGATCGAGCGGGCAGTCCCGCCCGAGGGGCTGGTGCAACAGTGCAGCCAGGCAGCGGATCGCGAACTGGTAGTGACCCGCGATCTCGTTGATTCCCGTCAAGACTGGATCACTGCCTTCTGTGAATGCGCGTCTAAGATGGCGCGCCTTATTGAGTGGAATACCGGCACAAAGCCCGCAGAAATGTCGGCTTGCCACAAAATCTCGCCTTGATGTTCTCATTGCGTATCCGGCGATAGAGCCGCTATACTCCGATCAAACTGGGCGGGTGATCTGCCTTAACTATCCGATTGGAGTTCCCACATGGCTGAGAACACATCGGGTCTATATTTGGATCCTCGGCTCATGGAGCCCGAGCTGTCCGAACAGGAAAAGGCCCTTCGTGATCTATTTGTTCAGGAGTACATAAAGGATTTCGATCCTTTCCAGGCTTGCCTCCGCGTAGGGTTTCAGGCCGCCTTTGCTGTTGAGTACGCGAAGCGTTTCATGTCCGAGCCCTATGTGCTCCGTCTCATTGCAGAACTCCAGCGCAGCACCCCTGAAAACGAAGACGCGCAATCCCGCGAAGACAAGGCGCTGGTGCTGAGTGTGCTGCGCCAAGCTGCCCAGAATGGCCCCTACGCTTCCCGCGTGCAAGCTGCCGCCAAGCTCGCGTCCATACTAGGCCTTGACCGCCCTGATGGCGGTGAGGAAGGCGAGCAAGCTCTTATTGACGCCTTCCGCGACTTCGCAGCGAGGGCGCCAGTATGAGCAAGATCATTCTAGATCGCCAGATGGCGCGCTGGTACGCGCTGAAAGACCATCCGGTTCAGCTTGCGCTGTTGCGCGCTGTTGAAGACGGCATGCGTTTCCCCATTGTGCCCGCTGGTCGACGTAGCGGCAAGACTGAGCGCGCGAAGCGTTTCCTGTCACGTCAGGCGATGTGGTATCCAGGCGAGAAGTATTTCGCAGCGGCGCCCACATACAACCAGGCCAAGAAGATCTGGTGGGACGACCTCAAGGCGCTGACGCTGTCGTGCATGCACCCCAAGAAGCCCAGCGAGTCAGAACTCAAGATCTACCTGCCTAACGGGACCGAGATCCATATCATCGGACTGGACCAGCCCCAGCGGATCGAAGGTATCAACTGGACGGGCGGTGTCATTGACGAGATTGCAGACGTCAAGGGTGAGGCGCTTCAGGCGAACATTATGCCCGCACTGAACACAGTGAACCCGACGCGACCATATTATCGCGCCTGGTGCTGGTTCATTGGCGTGCCCGACGGTCTGAACCATTATTACGATATGGCAGAATATGCGCGCACCGCCAATGACCCAGACTGGGGTCTGTTCCATTGGACATCAGAAGAGATTCTTCCGCCCGACGTTATTGAAGCAGCTCAGCGCACCATGTCGCGGAAGCAGTACAACCAAGAATATCGCGCGAGCTTCGAGACTGCGAGCGGTCGTATCTATGAGGACTACTCGAAGGACAATTTCACCTCCGAGCGGATCCTACCTCACGAAGCGCTACACTGGACGCATGACCAGAACTTCACACCGCTGAGCTCGGCTATTGTGGTCATCCGCAATAACATCCCGTTCTTCCTAGATGAGATTGTATTGGAGAGCGCTGTTAGCCGTCAGTCCGCGATTGAGTTCGTGGAGAAGTATAAAGAGCACAAGAACAAGACCGTCTATATCTACGGCGACCCCGCTGGTCGTGCGGGAGAGAAGCACGGTCACAAATCGGATTACACCGAAATCGAGGATTACCTCCGCCTTCACGGGTGGAAGTTCGAAAGGCGCGTGCGCCCTGCGCACCCCGCCATCAAGGACCGCCAGAACGCTGTGCGCGCAATGATCAGGAACGCGAAGGGTGAAATTCGCCTCAAGGTCAATCCGCAGACTGCGCTATGGTGTCACAAGGGTCTGAGCACTGTGCAGCTCCAGGCTGGCTCTTCGTTCCAAGAAGATCAGAAGAACCAGTACCAGCATATCACCACAGCGATCGGGTATTTTATTGACTGGCATTGGCCCGCTGGACGAATCATTACGAAATCGGGTACAGTTACCGGCACTTATTGACGGAGGCGCAAAATGGCACTTGATTCGGTTCATCCGAAGTATTCGGAATTCAAAGACGATTGGGTCACCATGCGCGACCTCTACAAAGGTGAGCGCGCGGTGAAAGCGAAGGGTGAAACGTACCTTCCTCCGACTAAGGGTATGCGGATTGACGGTATGGAATCAGGCAAGCCCGGGCGCGAGGCCTATGACGCATACAAGCTCCGCGCGGTGTTTCATGACTACGTGAAGGAAGGTGTGGAAGCCTATATCGGTCTCATGTGGCAGAAGACACCTACAATCGAGCTGCCTGCTGCAATGGAAGCTCTGCGCGACAAGGCAACTGCCTACGGTGAGCCCCTGGAACTGCTGCTGCGACGTGTCAACGAGGAACAGCTCGTTACCGGACGCCTGGGCTTGCTGCTTGACCTTCCCGTGAACCCCGATCCGACGAACCCGATGCCCTATGTTGCCATGTACGTGGCAGAGTCCATTCGGAACTGGGACGACGGCGAAGCGGACGAAGGTGAAGCAAGGCTGAACCTTGTGGTTCTGGACGAAAGCGGGTTCCGTCGGGGAACTGACTTTGAGTGGGTCACCCAGACGAAGTATCGTGTTCTCCAGCTTGGAGATGTTGATGACAACGAAGCTGAGGGCAGCGGTGCAGTCTATCAGCAAGGCGTGTTCACGAACAACCAAGGGCAGTCCGCAAGCTACGATCCGACGCAGATGCAGCCCCCGCTTCTTCGTGGGGCAACACTTGATCGAATTCCATTCGTATTCATCAACACGAAGGACATCGTGAGCACACCCGACGAGCCTCCACTTCTGGGTCTGGGCAGGCTTGCGCTTGCCGTGTATCGTGGGGAAGCAGATTACCGCCAGAATCTGTTCATGCAGGGCCAGGACACGCTGGTCGTCGTGGGCGGTGTGAAGAAAACAGATGCTGCCGAAGAAGAGGGCACGCCCCTCCGCACTGGTGCAGGCAGCATGATCGAGGTGGAGCAGGGAGGCGACGCGAAATACATCGGCGTCAATAGCCAAGGCCTGTCTGAGCAGCGCCAGGCGCTCGAGAACGATCGGAAGCGTGCTGAGACTCGCTCGGGTCAGTTGATCAACGCTGGTGGAAGCAACGCGGAGAGCGGTGCTGCATTGCAGACCCGCATCGGCGCCCAGACTGCCACACTGAACCAGATTGCTATGACAGGCGCGTCCGCGCTAGAATCAATCTTGAAGGCATGTGCTCAGTGGATGGGTGCCAACCCAGACGAAGTGAAGGTCACGCCGAACCTTGAGTTCGCTGACTTCGAGATGTCCGGTAAAGATCTCGTCGACTTCATGACTGCCCGCACCATGGGCGCTCCGCTGTCCAAGAAGTCCCTCCATGCGATGCTGGTGGACCGTGGCGTCACGAAAATGGACTTCGAAACCGAGATGGATGAAATTGGCGAAGAAGACGCCAACGCACCGTCAGGCGGTGGTACTGGTGCAGGGGGCGACCCTGCACTTGAGCCCGGTATGCAGGGCCAGCAAGGCCTGCCTGGGCAACAGCCGCCCGCACAGGGCCCTGAGGAGTAATCCATGGCCAAGACTGCCAACGAAGAGTTTCTCGACGCGCTTGTGCGTCACCAGATCTACATCCTGCGATATAGCGGCTATGTGCGCAACCGCATGACCACGATTCTGAACGCAAGTGAGGAGGAGCTCGCTCGTCGCATTCGAGACAAGCTGCGCACGATGCAGGGTCTGCGGACCCCTGTGGAATGGCAGCGCCTGGAGGCTTTGCAGGCTTCGTTGGCTGCGATCAGGCGCGAGTCCTGGGACGAGGCGAGCAAGTTCCTGACCGAGGAAATGGTTCAGCTGTCTTACCAGGAACCGATTCAGCTTGACGCTGTGTTCAAGACGATCTTGCCTGTAGCGGTTGACACCGTTATGCCTAGCGCACGATTCCTGAAGCAGATTGCTCTGTCGCGGCCCTTTGAAGGTCGTATCCTCAAGGATTGGGCGAACACAATGGCCGCGGATGATGTTCGTCGCATTCACAGCGCTATTCAGGCTGGCATGGTTGCAGGTGAGGACATGGCAACCATCGCCCGACGTGTGGTGGGCACAGGGACGCTCAAGGGTGCGGACGGGGTGACTGAGATCACCCGTAGGCAGATTCAAAGCGTGACGCGGACAGCGGTGCAGCATGTGGCCAACGGTGCGCGGGATGCTTGGTTCGCGGATAACGCCGACATTCTCACTGCCGAACAATTCGTTGCGACACTGGATTCACGCACGACACCGATCTGCCGTAGTTTGGACGGGAAGTCCTTCCCCGTAGGCAAGGGGCCCCGACCTCCTCTGCATTTCAACTGTCGGAGCTTGCGTATCGCCGCGATTGATGGTACGCTCGCGGGTGATCGTCCTGCAAAGCCAACGACGGAGAAAATGCTGGTCGGAGAGTACGCTCAGAAGAACAACCTGGGCGACATTACCTCCAGAGACGCACTCCCGAGAGGTACGAAAGGCGACTATGATAAATGGGCGCGCGGTAGGATGCGCGAACTGGTAGGCCCTGTGCCGGCCACTACCACTTATCAGACATGGCTGAAGGGGCAAACGAATTCATTCCAGAACGAAGTTCTGGGAGTAACAAAGGCTAAACTGTTCCGCGAGGGCGGGCTCGAACTTGATAAGTTCGTTCACCGCAACGGGGATGAGCTTACCCTTCGGGAACTTGCACAGAAGCACGCTGAAGCATTCCGTGCCGCTGGGCTGGACCCGAGCAACTATTGACCGCGATGTTGTGGTCATCAACCCGCCACATGAGTGGTATGCAATAGGAGAAAAGGCATGGGCCTCAAAGCAATCGTTGACAACCTGGACGACGTTCCGGAGCATTTCCATGAGCTTTACACCCAGAAGGGTGAGAAGTACGAGCTCACTGGTGTGGAAGGCATCAAAACGCAGGCGGACGTCGATCGTCTGCAGGGTGCGCTCACCAAGGAACGCAATGACCACAAAGCCGTCCGTGAACGCCTGGGCATGCTCGGCGATCGCAAGATCGAGGACGTGCTGTCGCAACTCGACCGCATTCCTGAGCTGGAAGCTGCTGCGGCTGGCAAGCTGGACGAAACCAAGCTGAATGAGCTGGTGGAAGGCCGTATCAAGACTCGTGTTGCCCCCGTGGAGCGCGAGAAAGGCCAGCTGGCGCAGAAGGTGCAGGAGCTGTCCGGTATTGTGGAACAGTATCAGACCAAGGAGAAAGTCCGTACCATCCATGACTCTGTTCGTGAGGCTGTGGGCAAAGCGCAAGGCTTCCAGTCCAGCGCGGTGGAAGATGCGCTGCTGTACGCTGAGCGCATGCTCGAGGTCAGCGAGGAAGGCAAGGTCGTCACCCGTGACGGCGTTGGCGTGACTCCTGGCATTGATGCCACTGTCTGGCTGACCGAGATGCAGGCTAAGAAGGCTCACTGGTGGGGCCCGTCGCAGGGCGGTGGCGCTGGGGGCAACCGTAGCGGCACTGGCGGTGGCGCTAACCCGTGGAGCGCGGAAGGCTGGAACATGACGGAGCAGGGTCGTATCCTGAAGGAAAACCGTTCCCGCGCCGAACAGCTGGCCAAGAGTGCTGGTACTACCATTGGCGGCCAGCGCCCGCAGCCCCGCAAATAATCAAACTCAAGGGCTTGCAAGCTAGACAGGCTCATGCTACATTGCGAATCAATGTGGCATGAGCCATAATTAAACGATCGAACGCCAGGCCATGGGGTGCTGGATTCGAGTCTAGCAAACTTGATCCGAACCTTTGTATGTAAGGAGAATTCCTATGGCTTCCGGTGTAACTCGCATTGCTGATGTCGTCGTCCCCGAGATCTTCTCGCCGTACGTCCAGCAAATGACCCAAGAAAAGTCCCGCCTGATCCGCTCCGGCGCGATCGTCCTGGATGACCGTCTCAACGGTGTTCTGGCTGGTGGCGGTGTGACCTTCAACGAACCGTCCTTCAAGGATCTCGACAACGACGCCGACAACGTGTCGTCCGACGATCCGGCCGTTGACAGCACCCCGAACAAGATCGGCACTGCTACCGAAATCCAGGTCCGCTTGTCGCGGAACAACTCCTGGAGCTCGATGGACTTGTCGGCCGACCTCGCTGGTGCAGACCCGATGCAGGCCATCGCCAACCGTGTGTCCGACTACTGGACCCGCCGTCAGCAGGCAGCGTTCGTCGCTACCCTGAACGGTGTGTTCGCGGACAACGCTGCGGCACCGACCGGCACTGAGCACACCCAGAACGACATGACCCATGACGTTTCGGGTGTCAGCTACGTCGATGGCGTGACGAACTTCAGCGCGGAAGCGTTCATTGACGCAACCGCTACCATGGGCGACAGCATGGAAGACCTCACGATGGTGATGGTGCATTCCATTGTCTATGCGCGCATGCTGAAGAACAACCTGATCGACTTCGTGTCGGACAGCGTTAACGGCCAGGCGATCCGCATCCCGACCTTCCTGGGTCGCGAAGTGGTTGTCGACGACGGTGTGCCTCGTTCCAGCGGCGTGTTCAACACCTGGCTGTTCGGTCGTGGTGCTGTGCGCGGAGGTGTTGGTTCGCCCAAGGTGCCTACCGAGATCGACCGCAAGGCGTCTGCCGGTAACGGTGGCGGTCAGGACGTGCTGTTCAACCGTACCGAATGGATCCTCCATCCGGTGGGCCATGCCTATGCAGGCACTGCGCCGAACGGTGGTCCGAGCAACGCCACCACCTCGAACAACCTGGCTCACGCCGATTCGTGGAAGCGTGTCTTCAGTGAGCGGAAGCAGATCCGAATCGCGCGTCTCATCACCCGCGAGTTCTAATCTGCGCTGGAACAGGGGGTCGAAAGGCCCCCTGTTTCGGATTTTAACCTCTTTCAGGAGATACGAACATGAAAGGTCTTCCACGCTCTCTCAGCCGCGGCTCGCCTGCGCGTCAGGACGTCGTGAAGCAGGTCGTCAAGGTCAACAAGCTGGCTATCCAGGTTGACGGCGCGACTGGTGTCGGTTTCGGTTCCGCTGTGATTGGCGGCCTGCCCGAAGGTAACATTCTGTTCCTTGGCGCGGTCGCTTACATGCAGTTCACGAAGGCAGCCAGTGCCACCGGCATCCAGGACACCTTCGACGGGGACTACGGCATCGGGACCACTCCCGCAAGTGATGCGACCATCACGGACGCAGACGTTAATATCATCGCGTCCGCCGCTCTTGGCGCTGCCACTGCTGGTGTGTCTCCGCGTGCGCGGGGCACCAATGCCACGCAGGCCATCCTCGACAACACCGATGGCTCGCTGGAACTGAACCTGAACCTGCTGATCGACGATGCGAACATCAGTGCAGACGGCCAAGACCTGACGGTCAGCGGTGAGCTCTACATCGTCTACAGCGTTCTCGGTGACGACTAAGGCGTCTGGCGCTTGCATGTGGTCATAATGCAAGCGCCTTTCGTTCGCTAACCACAATCCGGAGAATGTCTCATGACGAACAAGATTCAAGAAGCGCTGCTCAAGCTGGACGTGGGCAACGACAACCATTGGACGGCTGACGGCCTTCCTCGCCTGGACACGGTCAAGATGCTTGCATCCGACCAGTCCCTGACCCGCGATTCTGTTGCGGCTGCTGCGCCTGGCTTTTCCCGTAGCACTGCACAGGGTTACACCCCGCCCAGCGCCGAGCAGCAGCCCGCGCAAGACCAGGGCCAAGGGGGTAACGGCGAGCAGCAGCAAAGCGCGGCCCCTGCCACCCCGCAAACGGCAGCGCAGCCCACGCAATCCACCGAACCCGTGGACAACCCTGATGACCTGTCTTCGGGGCAAGCCGAACAGCCCGCGCTGGCAGCTCCTGCCGGAGCTGCAACCAATGAAATCGAAGCGCTGGAAAAGGAACTCGCTGAGCAGGAAGCGTTCGTGAATGAACTGCGCGAAGCCAAGGCGAAGATCGACACCGAGTTCGACAAAGCGCGCAAGCGGGAAGACGAACTCCGCGTCAAGCTGGAAGGCTTGCGCCCTGTGCAGAGCGACACCGACGCCATTCAGGGCTACCTCGCATCCCAGCGTAAGGCTCTGGAACAGCGCGCCGCTCGTCAGCAGCTGATCAAGGAAAGCGGCCTTAACCTCCGTGAGTTGGCAACGAACCTGAAGGCGCCGATCGACGCTGCCATGGCTCGTAAGACCTCGCGCGGCACTCAGCGTCCTGGGAGCTAACCTATGAAGCAGGCACAGGTGATCGCGAAACATCGTAAGGAACGTCAGAACCGCACCGCGTTTGATGCGCTGTTGGCGTCACCTTCTACGGGTGCGATCACCTTGCCTGCGGGCGCACGGCTTGCCTTGCGAAGCACTGCCGGCGCGCTCGCGGGTGCTACAGCAGCAACAATCACAAGCTCTACAGGCCGCACCATCAAGACTCCCGTGCTTGCTGCAGGCGAATCCATGACGCTGGACCATGTCGAGCGAGGCGCTGTGGTCACACCTTCTTCGGGCTTCGAAGTGCTGCTGGACATCGGTCTGGGGCGTTTCGAGAAGATTGGGGAGGGTGCATAATGGCATTCGTCGTCGAGGACGGTACTGCAAAGGCAGACGCCACTTCTTATGTGACGGTTGAAGAAGCGGATGGCTATTTCACTGACCGCGGAATGACAGGCTGGACCGGCGCAAACGCTGTAAAGCAATCAGCGCTGATCAAGGCTACAGATTACATCGATGGGCGCTTCGGGCAGCGCTTCATCGGTAGCAAGAAGACAACCGCGCAGGCACTAGCGTGGCCCCGCACGGGTGCAGCAGATTTCAGCAGCACAGACATTCCTGTGAAGCTGCGCCGCGCGTGCTGTGAATACGCTTTGCGAGCGCTTACCGCTGCGCTGGCTCCCGATCTCAAGGTTGACGCAAGCGGGCTCACTGTCGTTGCGACAAAGAAGAAAGTCGGACCGATCGAGACTGAGTTCGCTGTCCCTCAGACCGGCTTAGGTTCCGCCCCGATGCTGTTCCGCCCTTACCCTGCGGCGGACATGCTGTTGAGGGGGCTGGTGTATTCGGCAAGTCAGGTTATCAGGTGATCATATGGCTACCGATTACACAGAATTCGTAGAGCTGGCCCAGGAACTAATCTCCGAGAACGGTCGCCAGATCGAGATTCAGAAGCTGGATGCAACTGCGGCGGATACCTCAAAACCGTGGAAGGGCGCGGGCACTCCTACGGTGGGCGCTAAAAAGACGCTGTCCGCTGTGTTCGTACCTGCTTCCGGTTCTGGCTTGGGACGCGACATAGTCAAGGAAGAACTCCTGGATCGCGTTGAACAGGTCGCACTCGTTGCGCCGACCGACGTGTCGTTGGAAGACTTTCATATTATCATGGATGACGGGGTTCGCTGGAACATTGATTGGGCACAAGCGCTCAAGCCCGGACCGATGGTCGTCCTATATGTATTCGGGGTGAAGCGATGACCTTTGACGAAGCTCGCGATATCATCCTCGGTGTTTTTAAGGCGGCATGGGATCCGACGGGGTTCCCTGCCGTTTGGACCGATGTGCCGGGCAGTGCTCCCACTAGCGAGACTGTGTGGGCTCGTGCTACAATCCGGCATGCAACTGGTCGTCAAGCCTCTTTGGCCGGTGATCAAGGGGCGAGGCGCTGGTCGCGCACTGGAACGGTCTATATCCAAGTGTTCGCCCCCGTGGGAGATGGCTCCAAGGCCGGATACGACGCTGCCCAGCTCGTAATTAACGCTTTCCAGTCCGCGCGACACCCGAATGTCTGGTTCCGCGATATACGGGTGAACGAAGCTGGAACGAGTGGGGCGTTTGAGCAATTGAACGTCCTGGCAACCTTCTCTTATGACGACGTGAGGTGATCACATGGCTAACAAAATTGATTCGAACGTAACGGGCCTCCGGTTCGCGGAGGAGTCCACCCTCAAGACCTTGCCCGGTTCTCCGGTCTGGCATCCTCTGGAACCGAACTCCTATGCGGATTTCGGCGGGCAGATCGCTACCGTAGCACGGAACCCCATCAACCCGTCGCGCCAGCGCAAGAAAGGCGTGACGACTGACCTGGACGCCTCCGGTGGCTTCAACCAGGATCTGACCTTCAACAACACGACCCGCCTGCTGCAAGGCTTCTTCTTCGCGGACATCCGTGAGAAGAAAACCACGGCACCCATGAACACGGCTGCAACGCCGATCACTGGTGTGACGGGCGCTTCCAAGACCTACGCTGCCGCAGCAGGGCTGACCGGCTTCCTGGCCAACCAGCTGATCATGGCGTCGGGCTTCGGTGTTACCGCGAACAACGGCCTGAAGAGCGTCGCCAGCGCGAGCACCGCGACCGCTGTGGTCATCAACGAGGTGATCTCCGACGAAGTGTCCCCGCCTGCTGCTGCCAAGCTCGAGACTGTGGGCTACCAGTTCCCAAGCGCGACCGTCGATATCACCATGAATGGTTCGCTGGTGCGCCTCAACCGTGCAAGCGGTGCGCTCGATTTCACCACGCTGGGCCTTATCGCTGGCGAATGGGTGTTCCTGGGCGGCGATGCAGTCGGCACGCAATTCACGAACAACCGCGGATTCGCGCGGGTGAGCGTGATCGACGCGACGTACCTCGAGTTCGACAAGGTGTCCTGGACCCCGCAAGCGGAAGTCGGTACGGCTAAGACCATCCGCATCTTCTTCGGTTCGGTGCTGAAGAACGAAAGCGATCCCACGCTGATCAAGCGTCGCACCTATCAGGTGGAACGCACGCTGGGCGCTGACGCCAACGGCACGATGTCCGAGTACCTCGTGGGCGCTGTGCCGAACGAGCTGACGCTCAACATCGCGCAGGCTGACAAGGTCACCATGGACATGACGTTCGTGGCGGTGGATAACGAACAGCGCACCGGCACCGTGGGCGTCAAGTCCGGCACCCGGCCGACGCTGGTTCCTGGTTCCGCGTTCAACACCTCCAGCGACTTCAGCCGTATCAAGTTGGCGCTGGCCAGCAACACCGATGCCGCTCCGACTCCGCTGTTCGCCTTCGCGACCGAAATGTCGCTGTCGGTGAATAACAACGTGAGCCCGAACAAGGCGATCGGCGTGCTGGGCGCATTCGACACCAGCGCGGGCACCTTCGAGGTGGGCGGCAGTACGACAGCCTACTTCGCGGATGTCACCGCTGTGCAGGCTGTGCGCAATAACAGCGACGTGACGGTCGATATTGTCATGCTGAAGAAGAACCTCGCGCTGCTGTGGGATATCCCGCTGCTGTCGTTGGGCGATGGTCGTCTGGCGGTTGAGCAAGACCAGGCGATCACTCTGCCTCTGGAAAACAACGCGGCTGAATCCAAATTCGGCCACACCCTGCTCTTCCAGAGCTTCTCCTACTTGCCTGACGTGGCTGGCGGCGTGTAAGCTACAGGGGCGCGAGCAATGGTGCCCGCGCCCTGAAACTGCACCATGAGGTGATCTAATGAGTCTCTACAAACAATTCAAGACCGACAACACTCTCGAGAAGGACGGTATCCTGCTCGAGTACGGTGAAAACAGCAAGGGCAAGCCGATCTGCATTCGCGTGGCGCGTGCGGGCGGTTCGAACAATGCCTACTCCAAACGGATGGAAGCGCGCGTGAAGCCTTACCGCCGCCAGATCCAGAACGAGACGATGGAATCCGCGCTGGTGGAGCGCATCGTCAAGGAAGTGTATGCCGAGACCGTCGTGATCGGCTGGGAGAACGTCGAAGACGAGAACGGCAACGCGATGGAATTCTCGGTCGAGAACTGCATCAAGCTGTTCGACGACCTGCCGGACCTGTTCCGCGACATCCAGGAGCAGAGCCAGCGTGCTGCACTCTTCCGCGCGGAGGTGCGGGAGGCTGACGCAAAAAACTAACGGACGTCCTGCTCTACTACCTGGAGCAGGGCCCCACGGAAAAGTTCATCATTCAACAGTGCGTTCAACAACGCTTACCGCTACCGGAGAAGATTGCCAATGCCCCTGAGCTGCTTCTAGGACTGGAGATGTACCATATGGCCTTCCTTGACTTGACCACATGTCGCGGAACTGGCTATAACACCGAAGGCCCGATCAGCTGGCTCGCCATAAAGGAGTGGGCAGACGCAAACGAAATCGAGGGGGAGCAACGCGAGGATCTGTTCTACCACATACAGGCACTCGACAAGGTCTATCTCGACTTCAAGGCGAAGAAGTTGAAGAGCGTCACGCAACAGGGGGCTGGCAAATAATGGCAGACTTAAGACAGTTCGCGGGACGGATTCGTGTGATGGGAAGGCGTATCGAAGAGAACGCCGATGCCATGACGCGGAAAGTCGCGCTCGCTGTCGATAGCGCTGTGGTCATTGCCACCCCTGTTGATACAGGTCGCGCGCGTTCTAACTGGCAAGTCAACCTCGGTGAGCCCGCCAGTGGAACGCGCGACGCACTTGATCAAAGTGGTCAGGCTGCAATCGCGGAAGGCCAGACAAGGATCGCTCAGTACCAGGGCGGTTCCGCAATTCATATCACGAACAACCTTCCCTATATCGGACGGCTGAATGACGGCTGGTCGGCACAAGCTCCTTCGGGCTTTGTTGAGAAGGCAGTCTTAGTCGGGGTCGCTGCTGCGCAGGGCGCCGGAAGCCTGTTGCAGAACGCTTTGAGTGAGGAGCTGTAATGGCGACCGAAACTATTGACATCCGAATCCGGGAGGACGGCTCTCGGGTTGTACGGCGTAACCTGAACGACGTTGGCGACACTGCGCAGCGAGCTGCAAGCGGTGTCGATATCCTCAAGCGCGCCCTCGGCGCGCTGACTGCTTTTATCGCAGTCGATCAGGTTCGCAGGTATGCTGACGCATGGGCAAGCGCGTCCGGGCAGATTCGCATCGCGACCAAGGACTTCGCAGAAGCCGCAGCGGTACAGGAACAACTCTTCAAGACCGCACAGAACACCCGCCAGGGCTTCACGGACATCGTTGAGCTCTACAGCCGCACCGCGCGGTCCGGTAAGGAGCTTGGCGCATCCCAGGCGCAGCTGATCAAGTTCACAGAGAACGTAGGCAAGACCCTTGCTGCCAGCAGCACCAGCGCACAGCAAGCGCAAGGCGCACTCATGCAGATGGGCCAGGCGCTGGGTAGCGGTGTTGTCCGAGCTGAGGAATTCAACTCTATCCTGGAAGGTGCGCCTGCGATCTTGCAGGTCGTTGCGAACCACATTGAAGGCGCAGAAGGTAGCATAGGCAAGCTCCGGAAGATGATGTTGGACGGCCAGCTTACCTCCAAGGCGTTCTTCGACGCTATGCTTGCGGGTTCTGAAGAGATTGATGAGAAGTTCGGAAAGGCTTCTTTCACCATCTCGCAAGGCTTCACGCTGATCAGTAACGCCTTCATGCGATGGATTGGCCAGACTGATTCCGCGCTGGGCATCAGCAACTCGCTCGGCCGGGCGATGAAGTGGATCGCTGATAATATGGACATGGTTGCAGCGGCAGCGCTGTCGGTAGGGGCCGCGATCGCTGTTGCCTTTACCCCTACGGCGATCATTGCCGTTGCCAACGCTGTGCGGGCGCTGTGGGCCGTGCTTGCAGCGAATCCGCTGGGGGCTGTTGTAATCGCGCTCACCGCTGTCGTGACTTACCTCACGCTTATGCGGGACGAGATCAACGTAGGCCTGGACGATGTCACTACGCTGGGCGATGTGTTCCGTGCTGTAGGAGAGGACATCGCGGTCGTATTTAGCGACCTCAAGGAGCTCGCTGCCAGTGCATTCACGGGGCTGGGCGACATCGTTGCGGACGTGTATCAGTCGATCACGCAGGCAACCGATCAGGAAACGAAAAACTGGCTTGCCCAATACACCAGCTTCTATGATGGTGTCGGTTCAGGCTTTGCTGGTGTGGCGAAGGGTATCGCGCGCACCATTGACGCGATCGCTGGGCTGCTGACTGGACTGGGCATTGCTGTGGTCAGGGCGTTCGCGGGTGTGCCTGACGCGATCAAGGAGATGTTCAATCGCACCTATAACGCGGTCGTCGGTGTTGTCGAGAACCTTGTGAATACCGTGATCAACGGTGTGAATAAGATGCGCAACGCTGTCGGGATGGATCTGCTTGAAACCGTCAAGTTCGACCGGAAGCAAGTCGATACGAAGTTCTTCGAAACCTACGGCCAGAACATTGCACAGTCCATCGACGATGGCTTCCAGATGCAGGGCGGGTTCATGGAGAACTGGATCGACGGCGTCTTTACCCGTGCGCAGGCAATCGGCAAGGAACGCGCGGCTGCGCTGGGCAACCAGACTGGCGTAGATCTGAATAGAGCGATGGGCACCTTCCAGGCTCCTGGAGCAGATAACAAAGAACTGGAGAAGCAGCGTAAAGAGCTGGAAAAGCTCAAGAACGAACTGCGCAGCCTGTTGAACACCATTGCCCCGGTCGAAGGTGCGAAGCTGGAGATGGCAAAGGCTGAGGAGACGCTCAACAAGGCGGTCGCCAAGGGTTTGATAACCACACAGGATCAGGCGCGTTACCTCGAGCTCCTCAAGTTCCACTATCAGGACATCATCGATCCGCTGGGCAAGGTGAATCGCGAGATGGACGAGCAGATCCGTCTGCTTGGTATGTCTTCGCGTGCGCGGCAGGTTGAGTCCGAATACATGAGGATCGAGAAGGATCTACGCGCACAGGGCATCACGCTGACGCAAGAAGAAACCGCTGCGCTCCGCAGTAAGATCGAGATGCTGCAACGTCAGAACGAACTGGTGGCAGCTCAGGATCAGATGCTTGCGAACAGCGTCGAGCAGCGCCGCGCGTTCAACACGCAGATCGAGGCGATGAGCAACCTGCTGGCCAACCCGAGCAGCGGATTCACTGCGGGCGACGCACAAGGGCAGGTGATGGGCATGCTGGGCGGCATGGGCATCGACACCGCTGGGATGCAAGGTCAGATGCAGGCTCAGCTGGAGTTGATCCAGACGTACTATGCCCAGCTCGACATGCTGCGACAGAACGATCTGATCAGCGAGCAGGACTACTCGAACGCCAAGGTCCAGCTGGCACAGCGTGAGAACGAGTTGAAGACGCAGAATATGCGGAACTTCTTCTCCGGGCTTGCCAGCCTGCAGAGCTCCAACATCAAGGAGCTGGCGGCTATCGGTAAGGCTGCGGCGATCACCCAGGCGATCATGAACACCTACGAGGGCGCAACCAAGGCACTGGCCCAGGGCGGTATCTACGGAGCGGCGATGGCTGCCGTCGTGGTGGCACAGGGTATGGCGCAGGTGGCAGCGATCCGCTCGCAGCAGACTCAGGGCTTTATGACTGGCGGTAACTTCACCGTCGGCGGTACTGGTGGAGCTGACTCACAAATGGTAGCATTTAGGGCAACGCCCGGTGAGCAGGTACAGGTCAGCACGCCCACACAGGTTCGCAAGGGTACGGCAGCACAGGGTCAAGGGGAACAGGCAGCGGCTCAGCCCGCTGTGGTCACCCCGAAGATCATCAACGTGCTGGATCCGGCAATCGTTGGCGACTACCTCGGCACCGACGAAGGCGAACAGTTGATCATGAACGTGGTGCAGCGCAATCAACGCGCGCTGGGCTACTGATAGGAGAATTTGATATGGCAAACGAAGTCGGCACAGCGAGCAACCTCGAGGACCTGTTCGGGAAGATCGTTAGCTTCCTCACAACGAATGCGACACTGGTCGCAGCGAACCAGGATTGGGAGGCACTTCGACTGCGCCGGGACAACCTACTGTCGCACACTTCGAACCTCAATGAACCGTCCAGTGGCGCGAACTCCCGCTATATGCGGCACACGTTTCGTTATGATCCGCGAAGCATCAACACGAATAATCCAACGGCGAACGGATGGGAAGGGCACTTCTACGCGAATAACTGGTCCGCTGGTGTAAGCCACAATACGTGGCGCCTCAGGCAAGCCAGGGAAGTGAAGACAGTACGAATCAAAGCCCCTGTTGGAACTTCGTATGTGCAGAGTGCCCCGAAGACTTTTCGTCTTCAGTATTCCGATGACAATAGCTCCTGGACCACAGCACTCACCGTCACGAATACAAATGTCTTCTCCAGCGGAGAGGTCCGGGATTTTGCTGTTCCAGGAACGCCGGGCGCGCACGAGTATTGGCGCATCATCTGGGATGTCGTACAGAACAGCACCACGACAGGGACGATCGCATGGACGGAGCTTTTGCTTCTCCAAGCCGACGGGACTGTTGCGAATCATTTCGGTAGTGAGGTGATCCTCAAGGCTCCCGGCAACTCGGGAACCGAAGCGATCTATGTAGGCATTCGAGCTGAATATGATACGGCGGCCGGCTGGTATAACCTGTTCTTGAACGGCTATACAGGCTATGACCCAAATGTCCAGTCTTGGTTCCTCCAGCCAGGGGCGATTCCGGGTTACGGTGCAACATTCACTAAGGCTATCCCGATGGTACCTTGCTGGGACGCGGCGATGCCCTACTGGTTCAGCGCTTCGGGGCGGTCCTTCCGCTTCGGGGTCAAAGTATCCACCAACTATGAGGGCGGCTACCTTGGCTTCATCCTCCCTTATGCAACTCCGGGGCAGTACCCTTACCCGCTCGCAGTAGGTGGGTCCCTTGTGCCCCGTGACAGTAACCGTTCGGCGAACTGGCGTTATTCTTATGCCTCTTACGAGCATGGGGTCTTTCCTGCGCCCGGTGCAAATTCAGGAGGTGAGTCCGAGAGTGTGTGGGCAACGATGTATCTTCGTG